ATTGCCGAGGCCCTTGAGGCCCACGCGGCTTTCACCCTCGGCCAGGTACTTATCAAGCTTGCGCTCGAATGCACCGCGGGCCGTGGTCGCCTTTTCCACGTCGATTGAGCCAGGCAGACCCTGGGTCCGCGCAAGCATCGCTTGACGACGGAGGTCCATGATCGAGTAATCCCAGGCCACACCGAACGAGACGATCGGGGTGGAGGTTTGCCCACCCGCGATATCCGCGCGCGGGAAATCGTCCGCGTAGTCGTCGATCAAGTCGGCCTCGCCGAATTCCTTGATCATGGTGTACGTGTGCGACGTCGCACCGTCCGGAATCGTCCCCGTCGCGACGGGGAAGAGCGCGCGGCCCTTCGCGGACTCCGTCAGAATCCGGTACGCCTCTTGGAACTGAAACTCCAGACCTCGGGTAAAGGCCATGGTTTCGTTCGCGTCGTGGCGGACACCCGGCAAAGCCAGGTTGAGGAGGCCTTTGGAGGCCTCGTGCATGTTCCAGACCACGCCCTCTGCGTAGCGCTCGTGGTAAATGTGGTCGAAGCGGCCGAGTTTGCGCATGGGAGTTCCTTACTGAAGCGGTCCTTCCAAAACCGCGATGCAGAGAGACGTGTCCGAAACATCCTTCTTGAAAAGGATCTTGGTGAGGTAGACCTCTTGTCCGGTCGTGGTGGAGGTGCTCGCGTCCGTGAGCTTGCCCCGGTGCTGAGCTTCCGAGTTACTGTCGTCGCTCGCGCTACGAACCTTGGCCGCCGTCAGAGGCGCATCCGTCGTGCCGGTAAACGACACGTAGATTTCACCCTGTCGCATGACCGGGACCTGATCGCCCGCCGCGTAACCGCCGCTCTGGCGGACGCTGTCGAACATGGTCACACCGGCCAGCTTGCCCACGGCCGAGGCCGTTTTGGGAAGGCGGACGTTACCCGCGGTGTTCGGGTCCAGTTCCACGACCACGCCGAAGGGGAGAGCCTCGGTCGCGATGTAGTGGTGAACCTTCTTGCCCGCGTTGCATGCCACCATGCCCGGCAATGCTGCCGTGGTGTCAAGACCGACTGCACTGGTTTGGGGACCGATCGACATGATTACTTACCGCCCTTTTCGAAGGCCTTTCGATTGGCCTCCATCATCTTTTCGCGCGCGCTCCAAGCTGACGGTTCGTCGCTGGAGTCTTCGCGGGTGATTTCCTCCGTGGTGCCAGTGGCGGCCCGGCGGACCTCCGAAAGGCTTTCCTCGTTTTCGTCCTTACGCGCGTTCTCGCACGCGATATCGAAACGAACCTGGAGGTACGTATCCGAGAGGCCGTCCATCTTGAGGGCGGGGCTCTCCTTCTTGATCACGGCCTCAAGGATCTGACGATCCGTCTTACCGGCCAGGTCGGCGTCCGCGCCGAGCACCACGCGAGCGTCCTCACGGAGCTTCAACGCAGCGACCAGGAGGCCGGGGAGTTTATCCTCCGCGTCCTTGCGAGCCGACTTTGCCTTATCGAGCTCCGCTTGGAGGGAGTCAGCGCGCGCCGTCTGCTTCTCGGCTTCCGCCTTAGCAGCATCGCGCTCCGCTTCGACCTTGGCCAGTAGGGCCTTCGTTGCTTCGTCCATGCCCAAAGGTGTAGAAGCGGGCGAAATAACAGCAGAGTCTGTTACCTGATCGCCCTTGCCATCCAACCGGAGGCGCACATCCGACCCCGCGCGGCCACGATCGACCAAAGCCGTGTGGTTGTATCGGATATGCGTCTGAACGGCATCGTAACGACCCCCTTCATAATCCCCAGGAGTGTCGTTCAGGCTGACGTCATAACCGCAAGAAAGTTCAACCTTCCCGGATTTCACAACGGAGCATGCCTTAGCGTCTTGCACATAAACGGTCGCCCGGACAAATGCCCCGTCCTGTCTCACATCATCGCCAATGTGACCCACTGCGTATTTCTTCCAATTATCTGGCGTAACCAAACCGGGATGATCGACAGTTAAAGGTGCCCCCTTCAAGGAGTCCAAACTGTCCTTCTTGAAAACTTCTTCCGGAGTGCGGAGCTCGCGTCGCTCCGTTCCGTCCTCGTTGTAATAAACGAAGATACCAGTCCGGGTCAGCGTTGCATCTGCCACCATTCCACCGGACGGCGATTCGCGAACCGAGTCCAATCGGAATTTATCGAATCGGAGCATACCCAAAGGGGTAGCCTTTACCGGAGAAGAGCATTCAACCGATGCCGATTTTCATAGGCCAAGCAGTCTTTTCGCCACGCATAGGACGCATCGGATTTCCGGCGATTGCAACCCCCGCAAAGCCAGGAAACATTGTCCGACACGTATCCCCGGTCAGGATCCACCCTATCGATGCTGGGTCGATCTTGAACCGATCCTGAAGAAGTCCCCGCCAGCAATTTTTGGCATAGGGGGCACTTGTCCGGAATGGGGCCAAGTGCAGCCAGCAAAGCCCCAATTTCGTCGAAAGCCCAGCCTGCTTTCTTCGCACGGTGGCGCGCCGCGCAAACTAGATAAGTGGGCGTGCACGCACGCCGGTACCCCGCCTGCATTTCGGCGTAGTAGCCAGGATGCTCCTGACGCCACTTGCGCTGATCATACCTGTTACGCGCCTTGTAGGCCTCTCTGAACGCCTCGTTCCCGTTGTGAGCCTGGTAGTGAGGCTCCTTGCCGCGCGATTTGTACGCCGCGTTTTGATTCCTCAAGCAGTCTCTACAAGCGCCGTCCGGACGGAGGTTTTCAGACCCGCAATGTGTGCATGCAGACATCTAGTAACAGTATAGTCGGCTACTCAGCTACCCAAGGATCTTACGTTCCATATATAATGCCTTTTCCATACCCACCACGCCCGCCCCACCCATTACCCCTCCCCCTCTTATTTCTCTTCTTATACACATAAAGATGGGTAGCTTAGGTAACATGTGGAGAATCACTCACTTTTTCGATAAGTAGCGGTTAGGTAGCCTACCCATCTGCCTAGGTAGCGACCAAAGAAAAAGCCCCGGTTCTTTGGAAACCGGGGCCGGCGAGGCCGATTGGCTGGGAAAAAGATTTAATTCGGGGCTGACGGCGTGGGGTCGCGTCCTGGCACCGGCGGGAGCATCTCGGATAGGTGTGAGGGCACTTCCCAGAATTTCTGGTTATGGCCATCGACCTTTCGCACACGGACCTTGCACCCCAGACGCCGGAGTATTGAGGACACGCGGTTGGTCTCCCTTCGACCCACACCCTTCAAGTCCGAAGGCTGGCCGATGCACCCCGTGAATACCTCGCCGGCCGTGCGGAACTCTTTTCGACCCCGGAGCCACGCCTCGATCTTTGGAGACCAGGCATCCACCTCCACGAAGGGCGAGCGGACTACCTCCAGAACCCCGTCGTCCTCGTAGTGGTGCTCGAAACGGGGATCTCGGGCCAGCTCGTACGCGGCGGCCCAGATCCGGTCCCGGTTGGCCTTCACGTATTCGATGTCCACCTTCCCGGGTATGGGAATGGGCCAGTAACGACGGTCCCCGGTGGCGTCTCGTAGAAAGTCATCGTCATTGGTGGTCCCCACGAAAACCACCTGGCGAGGTACCTCCACCTCCGCGCGTTCGTAGGGCGGTCGGTAGGCGTCCACCGTCCGAGACAGGAACTCCTTCGCCGTCTGGTTTTCCTGGCGCAGCATGGCATCCAGCTCGCCTACCTCCACGGCCCAGCACCCCCGGAGCGCGCCGCACGCGTCCTTGCTTCGCAGGTCGGGCAAGCTCTCGCGGTACCAGGGAAACATGGCCCGGACGAAACGAGACTTACCCACACCCTGGCCACCCTGCAAAACCAGCATGGTGTCCACCTGGCACCCCGGCTGCAAAACACGGCGCACGGCCGCGACCAGGAACTTACGCAGCATGTCGTCGTAAACCGGATCCGCCGTGCCGAACACACGCGCCGACAACCCATCCAGGATGGCACCCCGGTTTTCGGCTGGCCCCAAGCTGTCCAGGTACTCGACCACCGTATGGAAGGCGTTCGTGTGCGCGACCTTCAAAACAGCCCGTCGGATATCGTCCACCGGCGCCAAAATGCCGTTCACGCTCAACCAGAGCCGGACCCCGGAAATGTCCTCATCGCTCAACCCTCGCCCGTTCTCCGAATCCCGCATATCGACCGGGGGATCGACGGCGAAAACCTTCCGCTGGAATTCGTCATACTGGAGCACACCCTCCCAGTCGGGGTGGTTTTTTAGACCCGCAATCAGGTCATCAAAGGCCACCTTTCGCCGTTGACCCTGGGCCGTGTCGCCGTTCTGCACCGAATACTTATGCGCCGGGTTTTTCGTACGACGTTTCGGCTCCGGCGCCCGCTCCACCTCTGGCCTCGGCCGTTCAATCATCGTCCAGTCAGCGCCCAGGTACCCCCAGTCCATCTCGGTCTCGGTCTGGATGATCTTCCGCATCAGGTCGGCCTCACCCCACGGCGGCTGGCATGCGGAGTTCCACTCCTCCAGGAGCTCCAGCACGACAGGACGCGGCAAGCCCAGCTCCCGGCGAAGTTTCCCGGCGAGGATAAACGTGTGCGTTGAGCCACCCTGGCCCTCGATGGCTGGCCCCCACCGGTCGATCAGGGCACGCGCCTCCAGGAGGTTCCGACCCATCTGGCTTGCGGTGCACGTGTAAGGCTCCGTCCCCTGGCGCTCTTTGGCCTGGTTTCTCAATAAGGCCGACAAGAGCCACGGCGGCAGTTTCGAGGGGGCCATGGCCAGCACCACCTCGTAAGTTCCGCCCGCCAAATTAACGCCGGGACCCACAACCTGGCCTCCGTCACCCCGGATATCCACACCGACGCACGGCCGCCCCTGGGTATTCCTCACGGGAAACCCGGGGTGTGCAAAGTACAGGTGAAAACCGCCCGTCGGCGTCCGGACCGTTAGGGTCGGGGGCACCGTCTGGCCCTGCTCGGCCACCCACTCGGCCCAGTTGCGTAGGCCGTTTTTCCCGTCTTTTTCATCGATATCGATGACCACGACGCCGGACGGCGCGCCCGTTACCACTCCATACGGCTGGCCCTCCGCGACACCCTCCGTCCACTCTTGCCAGTTCGCGACAGTCGGGTGCTTACCCGTCGATTTGCCGCATGATTCGCCCGCGGGACACTCGCAAATCCCGTCCGGGCCGACACCCCACAAGGGGATTTTGCGCACGGCCATGGGCGAACCCTAGCCGAAACTTTTTATACCTACCTGTTATCTCATGTCCGATATCGAGGACCTGAGACCCTGGGACGGAAAAGCCTACTGCGACGAGGAGGTCAGCCCCACCCAAATTGGCACCTGGCGCGAATGCCAGCGGAAATGGGCGTGGAAACGGATCGGGAAAATCGACGTCGGCCAGAAGGCCTCGGCCGCGCTTGGTACGCGCACGCATAAACAGCTGGAGCATTACCTGGCTGGCCAGTCCGTGGATTTCATGGATGAAACGGGCGAGATACTGGCCCCCGCGGTGGAGCATTTTCCCGCCCCTGGCCTCCCCGGCATGAAAAGCGAGTGGGAATTTCGCCTGGAGGCGCCCAAGGCGGGCGTGATTCTGCATGGCCTCATGGATATTTGGGTGCCCCCAACCCCCGAGGATCCCTGGGCAAATATCTTCGATCTGAAAACCACGAGCGATATTAACCGCTGGGCGAAAACGCCGGAGGACCTCCAGACGGACCCCCAGGGCGTTATCTACGCGGGCGTCGGCATGGCTTACGGCACGACGGACCGCGTTAACCTCAATTGGGTCTATACCCAGACGCGAGGAACCAAGAAATCCAAGAAGGTGCATCTCCCCGTAATCGCTGGGGAAGGCGTCTTTAGAGAAAACTGGAAAAATAATCTCGATACCGCCCAGGAAATCGTCCGTAACTACAAGCGCGACAAGCGGGAGCGAGGCTCTCCGGCCTGCAAGCCTGGGGACGAGGTTTCTAAGATAATTGTTACCAGGTATCAACCAAACCCCGCCGCGTGCGATGGGTTCGGTGGGTGCCCGTACCGGGAGTTTTGTCCGGACGTTGACCCCTTTTCCGGCCTTTTCGGCGAAAACAAGGAAGACATGAGCCAAGCGAATATCGATGACCTGATCAAGGGCCTCGGGGCGCAGCACCCGACCGGAGGCGCGCCCGTGCAGATCAACCCACCGGAGCGAAGCCCCGAGCCGAACGCTGATCCCATGGCGGCCCTTCGGGCGAAGGTGGCGAGCGGGAATAGCGTGCAGCTGAGTCCGGCGGAGATCGCTCTTCTCCTGGGCCAGCCCCCGCCGGCCGCGCCGACCGTGACGGCCACGACCCCCATTCCGACGTCCCTCCCGTCCTTGTCTGAGGTCCTGCCGGCCCCTCGAGCGTCCCAGGCCGTCGCGGCCGCGGTGGGAGGCGGGGTGTCACCCCCGGCCGAGAAGCCCAAGCGAGGGCGTCCCAAGAAGGAAACGGCCCTTTCGGAGATATCCACCCCCATTATCCCGGCTTCAGAGGAAGCGGAAGCCGTGGTGAGCGGTATGCTTGCGTCGAGTAAAGCGGCCCAGGTCACGTCGGCCGACCCCATCGGGTGCCTTTACGTCAATTGCGCCCCGCTCGGGGAGGCGTGCGCGTCGCTGGGGGATATCCTCCCGGACCTGGCGGATGGTATCCGTGCCAAGCATGGCAAGGCTGATTACCGTTTCTTCGAATACGGCCAGGGCCCCGGCCATCTCTCCGAGGAGCTCAAGTCCTATCTGGAGGGGAAGAGCATCCCGGCCCTCGCCGTGGACACGCGCACGCCGGAAGGTGCCATTCTCCTGTACGCCCTTTTCCAGGCGTCCGCGCGGGTGGTCCAGGCCCGATGAAAACGCCCAAATACGAGATCCACGCGGGCCCCTTCGTGGCTACCGGTTATTGCGTTCTCAATAAGGAGATTACTGTCCTTTTCTCCCACACCGCATCCGGGACCAAACCCTGGCGCCTCGGCCCCGAGCTCGCGGAGGCCATGGTGGAGCGGGCGCGCGCCGAGGGCTGGGACGGTGCCGCCGTCCAGGTCGTGCCCCCGCCGATCCCGATCTTGGACGAAATCCAGTGAGCGATCTCGAGAAAAGGCTGGCCCTAAGCCGCGTTTTCGAGGCGTGGAGGGTGGTCCCGCACCTTTCTCTTGCCAACCTGGTCGCCCTCCGCAAGCCCCTCGAGGGCGAGCTGGAGGACGTCTGGCTGGATAACCTCCACGAGGCCGCGCTGAAAGAGCGCATGAGAATGGCCCGGAAGCACCTACCCAAGGTCGCGCACCGGGTCCGATAAGGCGAAAAATGAACCTCGGCCGCCACCTTTACGCCATCAAAGACAGGGTATACGGGGAGTGGTATTGCGCCGTAACTGGCCGATATCTCACGAAATACAAGCAGTCTAGGACCCTCCTACCCAAACCCCACGCGGTTGCCATTATGAAACTCCTCCGCGAGGAGTGGCCGGAGCTGGATTTCGTCCTCGTGCGTGTCCCGTGAAAGTCACCTGGCGCCCGATTCGCCCGAACGCGACGACGGCGCACGCTTTCCGCGTCGTTTGCGAGGGGATTTGGGTCCGTTTTGAGGCCCGTTCCGTTTGCAATCGTGACGGGAAGCCTAGATTTCAGGAAAATAACCAGCTCCGTAAGTGTCCGGAATGCCTGGCTCTAATCGCAGCCGCGAGGAAAAAATGAGACTCAATCCGTCTGCCGTGACTTTCTGGATTTTTACTGGCTCCGTCGGTTACGCCGTCAATGGCGCCCATGGGGCGGCCGTCGGCCTGGCTATCGGTACCGGCGTGTCGTATTTGATTACCTGGCTGGGCTGGTGAAGACGGCCGCGAAATTCCGGGAGGAGTTTTGGAGGATCGCCCGCAACTGGCGACGCCTCCCGATTATCACTAACCCGGGCCCTGGCGATGCAGATCCGGGACCCCATTGCATGACTACGGCCAAAGCCCACGGCACCGTTTCCGGGCTACTCCAAGAGGCCGTCAAGCGGGGGGACATCCCACAATTTCAGCCGGACTGGGTATCTGTCCATTTCGACGCTTTTACCAGACACCTAGGCATAATTCCGTCCTCGGCCGCCCCTTCGTGGTTCAGGGAGTGGTGGGGGCTTTGAGTGACTGGCTTACGTCCACGTTCGCGGCGGACAAGGCCCTGGGCTCCAGCCCGGAGTTTCACCGGATCGACCGCGTCCCGCGCCGCACATGGACGGCCCAGGAGGGCGAGGACCTCCGGGTGCGCATGACCTCCGTACTCCGTACGCCCGGGGGGTCCCAGGAGCTCCGTCTGCCCCAGGCCATCGCGCTAGCGGAAATCGGTACCCAGGGGGCGGGTTTCTTCCCCCTCAAGGTCGGCGCGGGAAAGACCCTGATCTCCCTCCTGGCCGCCTACGTGCTGGGTGCCAAGCGGCCTTTGCTTCTCATGCCGGCCGCTCTCCTGGCCCGTACCCAGCGGGAGATGGGGCCACTCATGAAGGAGTGGCTGATTCCCCGGTCGATCCGGCCCATGTCGTACCAGTTCCTCTCCCAGGAGGCGAACGCCAACGTCCTGGAGTTCTGGCGACCTGACCTGATTATCTGCGATGAGGCCCACAAGCTGAAAAATCGACGGGCCGCGTGCACGCGCCGCGTCAAAAAGTTTCTCGAGAAATATCCTGAGACCCGGTTCGTTGTCCTATCCGGGACCATGCAGAAGCACGGCGTGAAGGATTATGCCCACCTCCTCCGCTGGTCCATGAAGCAAAACGCCACCCTTCCCGCGAACGAGGGGGAGCTGGAGCAGTGGGCGGAAATCCTGGATGAGGGTGTGCAGTTCCGGCGGATGCGCCCTGGCGTCCTTCTGAATTGGTGCACGGACGAGGACCATGCCAAGGCCAAGGGCGACGAGACGCGGTCCGCGCGCCTGGGTTTCCAGCGCCGGCTCCTGGAGACCCCAGGCGTTTTCGCGACACCCGGCGAGGAAGTGGCGGCCAGCCTGATAGTCGGCGCCATCCGCTACCAGGCCAACCCGTCCACCGAGGCCAATTTCGGGAAGCTCCGTAAGGAGTGGACGACACCCGACGGGTGGACCCTGGCCCTGGCCCCTCACGTGTGGGCGAAAGCCCGGGAGCTCGCGCTTGGTTTTCATCATATTTGGGACCCTCGCCCGCCCGAAAAGTGGCTCAACGCGCGCAAGGCCTGGGCTAAATACGTCCGTTCCATCCTGGCCGACTCCCGTCACCTGGATTCGGAGCTCCAGGTCTGGAACGCGGTCCGGCGCGGGGAGCTGGGGGACCCGGACGGCGAGGCCCTTCAGGCCGCGTGGGCCGCAATCAAGGACACCTTCACGCCGCACGTGAAAGCGGTCTGGCACGACGATACCGCCCTCAAGGTGGCCCACCGGTGGATTGAGGACGGACCGGGGATCGTGTGGGTGGAACACGTCCTTTTCGGGGAACGATTGGCCTCGTTAACTGGATGCGATTACTACGGGAGCCAAGGCGTTAACAGCAAAGGACGTCCAATCGAAGACGAGAGGGGGGACCGTCCCGTGATCGCCTCGATTCAGGCCAATGGCACCGGCCGAAACCTACAGCGTTTCGCCCGCAACCTGATCACGTCCCTGCCCCAGGGGGCGGATATCCTGGAGCAACTAATCGGCCGCACGCATCGCGATGGCCAGACGGCGGACGAGGTTACCGTCGATTTTCTCGTGGGTTGCGCGGAGCACCTGGAGGGCTTCTGGAAAGCCCGCGCGGACGCGGAGATGGCCCGCGACACCATGGGCCAGCCCCAGAAACTCCTCCTGGCCGATATCGACGTCCCGTCCGTGGACGAGATGAGGCTCTGGCCTGGCGCCCGTTGGACGCGCACGGCCCAGGCCGCGGGGGCGGAGGGGATTACTAATATGATGCTGTTAGCAGCTCTGGAAAACATACGAGGATAAAACATGCAGGCAGATAATTTTTTCGGCGGAATGAAGGATACGGAGCTCTCCAAAAAGGGGACCTACCTCACGGACGGCATTTTTCGCCTTCGTGTGAAGTCTACCGAGCGGGTGGATTTCCGTGACGGTGTGAAAAAGGGTTACGCGGTCACCGTGGAGGTCATCGAGACCCCGGATCCCGTCAAGCACCCGGTGGGTTCCGAGCGCTCCTACTTCGTGACACTTCGGCCCGGCGACGACGGCCGCAAGATGTTTATGCAGAGCGTCAAATCCTTTATCGTCGCGGCCCTCGGTTATGACGCGAAGGTAGACGAGGAAAAGATCAAGTCGGAACTCGATCCGAAAATCGAGCAACTGGCTCTCGCCTCCACGCAAAACAAGGCACTTCTCGCGGGTCGCGAAGTGATCTGCGAAGTGAAATCCGTCCCCAAGAAATCGAAGCCGACGGAGATGTTTTCCCGGCACACATTCTCCCCCGCAAAATAATCGACGGCTGGGCTGAAAAAGGTTGCCCGTAATCTAGCGTCGCGCTAGATACACCTTGTCCCCTTGCAGCTCATGCGGGGGTTGACGCCGGTCAAGGAAACCGGCCGCCATGGTTGGCAAGTCGACCCCCGTATTTCACTGTATCTGTAATCACTACCGGGGATAAGCCTCGGTTTCTGGGTATGGTGCGCCCTGGCGTAAGCCTTGCCGCATCGGCCATGTAGGCCCACAAGCGCCCTCCGTTCTCCGGGGCGTTCGGGCCCCAGTGCACCCAGAAGCCGAGGCTTATCCCTGGAAGGGAAATAGTCCATGGTCACTGAGATTACCGAGAAGAAAAAGCAAATCCCGGGTGCAGAGGATATCCCCGGCTGGATGCGCACGGCGGCCAAGCTAGTGGCCGATGGCCTCGATCCCATTCACGACCTGGCGATCAGCATCTCCGAGAAGGGCGCCACCCTCGTGGGCCGCATGGTCCTGGGCCGCACCATGCGGGCCATGGCCGAAGAGACGAAGGACCCCGAGTACAAGGTCGGCCTCCTGACGATGGCCGCCACGGTCGAGAAGTTCCCGGAGCCGCACCCCGAGGGCCACCCGGCGATCTGTTTCGTCCTTTTTGAGTGGTCGACCGGGACCCTTCTCTGCCGCTTTTTTGACAAGCAGGCGACGCCCGAGGTGGTCGAGTTCAAGCCGAACGCGGTCGGGGGCCAGGCCTGATCGTGCGCTTCACGTTCGATACGGAAACCGCCCGGTTTCGCCCCGGGGTCATGGCCCCGGAGCTGGCGTGCGTTTCCTACGTGGTGGCCGGCCAATACCCCCAGCTGGTACACGTGAACAACTCCCGGGACGTTATCTGTACCTGGCTGAGAGACGCCGATCTGATCGTCGCCCACCACGCCCCTTACGACCTGGCCGTAATCTGCGCCCACTGGCCCGACCTTATCCCGGCCGTTTTCGCGGCCCTTTCAGCCGACCGGATTACGGACACGAAAATCCGGGAGCAACTGATCATGCTCGGATTCGGCCGGTTCAAGGGCCACCGGGACAAGTCGGGCAAGTGGACGAAAACCCAGTACTCGCTGGACATGCTGGCCCGGCGGTACCTGGGGCACCAGATCGACAAGAAGGACCCTGAGATCGAGGCCATCCGCCTGGGTTTCGGCCCCCTCCGACACCTCCCGCTGGACCAGTGGCCGCCCAAGGCCGTGGCCTATGCGAAAGAGGACGCCGATCTTACGGACCGGATTTTCCAGCTCCAAGAGAAGGCGCCCCCGGAATTCCTGGTCAACCAGTACGCCCAGACCCGTTACGCGTTTTGGCTCCACCTGGCGAAAACCTGGGGCCTCCGGACGCGCACGGAAGGCGTTACCGCCCTGACCCAGGAGGTCGAACGGCGGAAAGAGGACGTCAAGAAGGAGCTCATGGGCCACGGCCTCGTGCGCGACGACGGGAGCCGGGACACGAAGGAGGCCGCCGCGTTGATGATCAAGGTCTGCACGGAGGCCCAGAAGGAGGTCCGCCGGAACGACCCCACCGAGAAGATGCTGCGGGACGGCCAGACCCAGGGATCCGTCCAGCTGGACGAGGACGCGTGCCGTTACTCCGAGGACGACACCATGCTCCTTTATGCGGAGTACACGGTCCTGGGGTCGATTCTGTCCAAGGACGTGCCGGCCCTGGCCGCGGGGGTGGAGTTTCCGATCCACACCGATTTCGGCCTGGCCGAGTCAGGTCGGACGACGTCCGCCAGCCCCAACGTCCAGAACTTCCGTCGATCGTCGGACGAGGAAGGGAGCCTAACGGCCGGCCTCCAGGGGATTCGGGAGTGTTTCGTGCCGCGCGCCGGCCACGTCTATTTCCAGGCCGATTACCCGTCCCTGGAGCTCCGGACCCTGGCCCAGGCCTGCATGAGCCTGGTTGGGCACTCGGAACTGGCCAAGGTCCTCAACGCGGACGTGGACCCGCACACTTCCCTGGCCGCGGAGATCCTCGGGATCCCCTACGACGAATGCAAGGCGCGCCTCAAGGCGGAAAAGGACCTACCGAAAGGCTCGCAAAAGCCGTGTGATAACGCCCGTCAGACGGCCAAGGTCGCGAACTTTGGGTTTCCCGGAGGCCTCGGTTACAAGTCCCTGATTTCTTTCGCCCGTAAGTCCTACAAGGTAATTCTGTCGGAGGACCAGGCACGGGATCTGAAACGCAGGTGGCTCGCCCGATGGCCGGAAATGCGGGAGTACTTCGATTTCGTCGCCCGCCTGACGGACGAGGACCGGCCCGTGGTCCAGCTGTTTTCCAACCGGATCCGGCGCGGCTGCACGTACACGAGCGCCTGCAACACCTACTTTCAGGGCCTGGGCGCCGACTGCTCCAAGCTCGCGGGCTGGGAAGTTTCGAAGCGCTGTTACCTGGAGCACTTGAAATCCCCGCTTTTTGGCTCTCGGATCGTGAACTTCGTGCACGACGAAATTATTGGGGAGTGCCTGGATAACGATCAGGCCCACGACGTGGCCACGGAGCTGGCCAAGGTCATGAAAGATGCGGCGAATCGGCTCCTTCCGGACGTGCCGTTTATCGACGTGGAGCCGGCCCTCATGGCCTACTGGAGCAAAAACGCGAAGACGATCCGGGACGAAAACGGCCGCCTCAAGGTCTGGGGGCGCGACAAATGACTACCGCGGAGATGGCCCGGGCCCTCCGGATCACGGAAGCGGCCGCCTACTGGCGACGCAAGCACTGGCCCCCGGAGCGCTGGTTTGAACCCCCTCGGGAGTACGGGCGCGAGAAGCCCCCGGCACCCAAGGTGGCGCGGCCCCGGGCCCAAAGTCTGGTTTCTCAGCTGGCCCAAAAGGCCGGGATTACGCGACGAGCGATGGCCTACCGCATGAAGCGATGGCCCATGGACCTCTGGCTGAAAGGTGCGGAATCATCATGAGTTTTCGAGCGGGTGACCGGGTCCTGATCAACGCGAACGCCTATGGCCAAAACGGCAAATTCGGCGTGATTTCCCACGAACACGCTCCCCAGATGTGGGTGGTAAAGCACGAGGAAGCGCGCCTATTTCCTGAGTATCCCGAGGGGTACTATTTCGAAGGGGAGCTATCCCGGGTCACGGAAATCGAGGCCAAAACCCTCCCCAGTGGCCAGCTCCCCCAGCCCCCGCCGCTCCCCCGCGAGGTCCGGCCCACGGCCCCGAGCGCGAAGGATTTCAAGGCGACCAACCCCAAGGACGGCGCGGCCACGGCACGCCTGGCCCTCTCCCTCTTTCCCCAGACCGCTATCGCGTACGGGGCGCTGGCCATGACGGAGGGCCACCAAAAGTACGGTGGTTATAACTATCGGGAGGCCGGCGTTAATGCATCGGTTTACGTGGACGCCTGCATGCGCCACCTTTTCAAGTGGTACAACGGCCAGGAGGCGGACGGGGCCACGGGAGTTCCAGAACTTGCCTCCGCCCTGGCCTGTCTGGCCGTCCTGATCGACGCCGTCGAGTGCCAGAAACTGAAGGACGACCGGCCGCCCGTCGGACCTATGGCTGGTCTATTGGCCCGCATGGAGCAGAGCACGAAAGCCCTCCAGGAGAGGTTCCCGGGAAGCCCCGGACGCTGCGTCGCGAAGAAACCCGAGGCCGCGTGAAAGATTCGGCCGTCCCGACCGAGGTCCAGGTGGTCGATACCCTCTACTCCGTGGAGGTCCGGCCCAAGGTTTTCGTGGATCGGGAGCAGACGGCCGGGTCCTTTTCCGGGACGGAGATGGCTATCCAGATCGCCCGTGCCACCCGGGAGCGAATGCGCTGGGCGTGCCGGCATGAGACGTTCCACGCGGCGGAGCACGAGGTGGCAGAGAAGGAGCTAAACGACCTTCTGGGCCAGCGCTTGGCCATCAAAGTGTCCGAGATTTACGCCGGCAAAGTTATCCCCGCCTACCTGGCCGCTCTAGAAAACGCCGGCCTAATTGAAATCAAGAGATGAAAACCTCCGACCTTCTCAAGTTTCGCCGCGTTCAGGACCAGCTATCGGAGGCCAGGGCTGCCCACGCGGAGCTCCTGGAGGCCCTGGAGGAGTACAAGATCCGCCAGAAGTTCCTGGATCGGGCGGCGCTTTACAGCCCCACGCCCCGGATCATGAAGAAAGAGAAGGGGAGCCGGGTCCGGGAGTGTACGGCCGTCGCGCTTCTGTCGGACGTCCATTTCGAGGAAACCGTGGAGCCCGAGACGATCGACTGGCTCAATGCGTACAGTATCCCGATCGCGACACTTCGGCTCAAAAAGTTTTTTGAGGCCGTTATCTGGAATGTGGAGCACCACCGGGCGGACGGAAACATCCGCATCCGCTCGCTTGTCCTCTCCCTCCTGGGGGACCTGATCACTGGCTACATCCACCGGGAGCTGGTCGAGTCTAACGGGTGCAGCCCCACCCTGGCCACGTTCCAGTTGATGCGGATCCTCCGGGACGGGATCGCCACCCTCCTGGAACACGGGGGTTTCGAGAAAATCGTTATCCCTTGCAGCATCGGTAACCACGGCCGGACGACAGATAAACAGCAGATTTCGACGGGTTACGCGAATTCGTTTGAGTGGCTCCTTTACAACCTTCTAAAGGACATGTTCGCCCATGAAAAACGAGTCCATTTCGAGGTTACCGCCGACCGACACCAGTACGTCGAAGTGTACGGAAAGACCCTCGGATTCCACCACGGGGACTCGGTGCGTTCTCTCGGAGGTGTGGGCGGGATTGCGGTTCCGCTCCTCCGAGCCATCCCCCGTTGGGACTCCGTTCGACGCTGTCATATTCGACATGTGGGCCACTTCCACCAATATCGAGACTTTGGATCGCTTGTGGTCAACGGCCCACTTATCGGCTTCGCCCCGTACTCCCAGTTTATCGGAGCCGGTTACGAAGAGCCGTCGCAAGCCTTCTACCTGATCGACTCCGAGGCGGGAAAGTGCCAGTCCACGCCCCTCTGGGTTAAGTCCTCGAAAGAACCGAAGATTAAGCGGCCGCCGTCGGCCATCGCGGGGTGAGCGTGGATATCGATCCTCAAGGGGACCCCAGGGTCGAGGCTTGTCTGGCCCTCTGGGTCCTCATGGTCCCTTGGGCGCTTTCCGGCTCTTTTTGGGTCGGGGTCGGTACCTGGGTTGGCGTCGTGGGTGGGGTGGCCGCCGTGGAGCATTACCTGTATGGCTAAAGGGAAGTTCGACCAGGACACGTACGATCAGTTTCGCGCCGCCCGAGAGGCGGGGGACCGAAAAACCGCCGACCGCCATCGTAATACGCTGGTCGAGGAAAACCGCTTCCTGGCCGTCAAGATGGCCAACAATTTCCGGAAGTTCACGGCCCGGCATATGGACCTCCAGGACCTGATTCAGGCTGGCATTGTGGGCCTGATTACGGCCATCGAACGCTTCGACCCCAACCGAGGCAAGTTCGGCACCTACGCGGCCCAATACATCCACATGGAGATGCAGGACGCGTCTCTCCGCGACCAGCCGGTTTACCGCCCCCGGTCCGATTACCTCCGCCAGGTCCAGATCAAGGTCATGGAGCGTATCCGGGCCAAGGAAGGCCGGGAGGCCACGCCCGAGGAGCTGGGGTGCAGCCCCGAGGCCCTCCGCCGGCACCTGGAGAGGGTGAAACCCCTTCACATGGTCACGTCGGCCAAGGACGAGGGCGAGGACGGGCGCACGCGGACCGTCGAAAACCTGATCCCCTCGACGTCCAGCACGGAGGAGCTCCTGGCCACCCTGAACCGGGAGACGGCCCTGGCTGGCATCTCCGAGGCGGACCGCCTGCTTTTCCTCGAGAAATACCAGGAAAATATCCCCTACAAGGATCTCGAGAAGAAGTACGGCCAGACCAAATACATGCTGGGAATGCGGCTCATGAGGGCCCGTCGGCGCCTAGAGCTGTTATTACATGGCGAGCAAACTAACCGCCGATATCGTAAGCGTGGCCGTCGATCGGGAGCTCTGTCGGCGTAGCTTTCACGAATTCGTCAAGCGCGCGTGGCATATCATCGAGCCGGGCGTCCCATTCTCCGATAACTGGCACATTGAGCTGGTCTGTCGGAAACTTGAGGCGGTTTTCCGGGGCGAGATAAAAAAGCTGGTCATAAACCAGCCCCCGGGCACGTCGAAATCCACCGTGGTTTCCGTGCTTTTCAAGGTTTGGACCTGGATCAACCAGCCGGGCCACAAGTTTCTGGCGGCCAGTTTCGATGGGTCCCTAACTCTCCGAGACGCCCGTAAGTGCCTGACTTTGCTCCAGTCTGATTGGTTCAAAGCAAGGTGGGGCGACACGGTGGCGGCCGTGGAGAAAAACCTGGCCGTCTCGGATTTCGCGACCACGGCCGGGGGCCAGCTGTTTTCCACGTCGGTGGGTGGCAAGGTCACGGGTCGCCACTTCGACACCCACATTATCGACGATCCGACCAAACCCCTGGCCGTGTCCCCCGTGACCCTGGAGCAGGCCCAGAAGTGGTTCCAAGGCACGTTGGCCTCCCGTTTCCGGGACCCGAAAAACGGCCGGACGGTCCTGATCATGCAGCGTCTGCATGAGAACGACCTGGCCGGCTTCCTCGAGAGGGAGCACGGGTATTACGTCGTCAGGCTCCCCATGGAGTACGAGCCGGCGGAGGCTCACCCCGAGGACCCGCGCACGGAAGAGGGTGAGCTCCTCTGGCCGGACCGGATCCCGCTGCACGTGGTCCTGGAGCTCAAAAAAACGATGGGGTCGATCGTGTACGCGGCCCAGGAACAGCAGAGGCCGGTCCCCGAGGGAGGCGCCGTTTTCCGCCGGGAATGGTTCCAGTACTACAAGGGCGTCCCGGCCAAGTTCGACCAGCTCCTTATGTCGGTGGACTGCTCTTTCAAGGACCTCGAAACCTCGGACTGGGTCGTTATCCAGGTCTGGGGCCGGAGGGGCGGGGAGTTCTGGCTACTGGACCAGACGCGGGAGCGCATGGGTTTCTCGGCTACGTGCGTCGCGATCCGGGCCATGGCGAAAAAATGGCCTCGGGCCGTGAAAAAAATCGTGGAGGATAAAGCCAACGGATCCGCGGTGGTCGAGACCCTGAATAAAAAAATCAGCGGTATGAGGCCAGTTAACCCCGAGGGTGGCAAGCTCGCGCGCGCTAATGCCGTGAGCCCTCTTTTCGAGGCGAAAAACGTCTGGCTACCGGACCCCGAGCTGGCCCCCTGGATCGGCGACTACACCAAGGAACTCCAGTCGTTCCCGATGGGGACGAACGACGACCAGGTGGACGCGACCACCCAGGCTTTGAACCACATGTATATGGGCAAAAGTCGGGTGAAAGAGGCGATGGCGGCCATGGCTCGCGGGTATATGCCTGGCATCCGATAACAGGTACCTAGTATCTGATTATGGAACTCCGAAGCATCGAGAATTTCAGTATCGGGTATTCATCGCATCCAGAAAACACCGAGGTGGGGTGTGCGATGGAGCTGGTCTCCTTCATGGCCGGCGAGAAATGGTCAGATCGTCCGGAGTGTGTGTCTCCGGCTATCGCCGCTTTCATGCGGAATTGGAATGATAACCTGGACCAGAAGGGCCGGGAAAAGTTCATTCTGCCGATCCTGGAGAAGTGCATCGGAACGCGTTCCACGCTTGAGGTGGAGCAGAAACGAGCCTTTGCGTTTGCGGATTGGGCCGTTCGTTTTGCGGCATCTTTCGCGCTCCGTGCGGCCGGCCTCGTGGATGAGGCGCAAAAACTCGAGGGCCTGAAAGAAATTTCGGATCGTGAATCGGCCGCCGACGCCGCCGCCTACGCCGCCGCCCGCGCCGCCTACGCCGCCCGCGCCGCCTACGCCGCCGCCCGCGCCGCCTACGCCGCCGCCGCCCGCGCCGCCTACGCCTACGCCGCCGCCGCCGCCGACGCCGCCGACGCCGCCGCCGCCGCCGACGCCTACGACGCCTACGACGCCCAACTGAATCAGAGCGCCCAGGACCTGATCGTTCGCATTTGCGAGATGTCATGACGGAGCACGAACTAAAAACCTGGCGCCCGTATTTCGAGGACGTCTGGGAGGGCCGGAAGGCTTTCGAGGTCCGGAAAAACGACCGGGACTTTCAGGTAGGCGACCGGGTCATTCTGAGGGAGACGGGCCCCCGGGACCCCCGCCGAATCTACGCGACCGTGGGGTACGTCCTATCGGGCGGTCAGTTCGGTATCGAGCCGGGATACGCGGTTTTGGGTCTGACGGATATCCACCGGAGGGCTGAGTGATGCTGGTCATCATCGAGTCGCCTTTCGGGGCCAAGGATCCGGCCGTCCTTGAAGAAAACAAGCGCTACCTGGACGAGTGCCTGGCCGACTCACTCAAGCGCGGCGAGGCGCCCTACGCCAGCCACAAGCTCTATCCCGGCGTGCTGGACGATAACGTTCCGGACCAGAGGCGCCAGGGCATGGAAGCCGGCTTCGCGTGGGGCGAGAGGGGCGACCTGGTCGCGGTCTACGTCGATCGGGGCCTATCGGCCGGCATGGTCGAAGGGGTCAAGAAGGCCCAGGCGCGCGGCCAGAAGGTCGTTTTCCGGTCCGTCAAGCTGGGCAACATGGGGACGCTATGAGATTCTTCCTCCTGTACGGCCTTATCTGTCTTGGGGTTTTCGCTGGAATCTGGACCATGGGGGCCCTGCTCCGTCACCTGGATGAGAAGCCCCCGGCCCCCGACGTGTGCGAGGCCCAAGCGCGCAAGCTTTACGCCGCGGCCGAGACGTTCCAAGGCAAAGAGTACTGTTATTTCCGGGTAAAGCTGGGCACGAACTGGTTTTTCTTCACGTCGCTCGGCGATGTGGGCCGTCTGCCCTTGATCGTCGATCGTCCCGAGGACGTCGAAATACCGGCCCATGCCCCCGGCATGGACCGCTCTACTGGCTACGTGCAGCCGTGGAAGGGGCCGTAATGGGAACCTTCCTGCTGATCGTCGCGCTAGCCACGATAGTGGTCTGTTTGAGCCCCTCCACGCGCCCGAAAGGACCACGATAGTGGGCTGGAAAAAGTGCCCGGACCCGTGCGGCGGAGATTGCGCTCCCGACACGGAGCCACCGGATACCGACCAGAACGCGCCGAGCCCCCGGCCCTCGTATTGGGACCTCTGGGAGGTTCGGGAGGCTCTGAGGGCCTTCCTTTACGACCCCGACGGCAAAAGCACGCCAGCGCACCTGAGTAAACTCCGTCGCCTCGTGCCGCTCCACGATCCGCCTCACTGGCGCAAGGAACGGCCGTGAGTATCACCTTTCATGGAGAAGATGAGCTCTGGTTTTACTGTTTTCTGACGGAAAACGTAAAACTGGACGAGTCCGAATTCGTGTGCCTGGACGAGGGTATCCTACCCCCTGAAAAGGCGCCCCCGCCCGGTGGGGAGGTTCCTTTCCACGCGGTACTCGAGGTGCGGGAGCCGCGCCCTTACGGAGGCCCTGGCGACCCTTGGGGGCCCTACTGGCCTCGGGGGGAGATATGAGGTTCCTCCGGCTCTCCTCCCTCAGTTACCCGATGCTGGCCTCTCTCCTGGAGGTCTACTTCCGCGCCCCCGCGCGCCCGTACACCTTCAACCCCCGATCGGCCGTCTACACGGTGGGGGAGTACCAGTTTTCTAACGTCCCGGTCACTCGGGCAAAACAGCTATCGCCACGCACCGGCACTGGTAGTCCTCTCCCGGGTGACCCGTCTCTGGAGGCGAGTCCCAGCGAAAGCGTTTCCCCTCGTTCGCCTGGTGCGTCTCCCGCACCCGCTCGTCCCCCGATGTAGACCACTCGTACTCTTCCACGCCCGCGTCCTCCTGACGGGCCTGGGTGATAGCGCCGTTGAGTTTCAGGGTCTGGTCACGCGCGATTAGCTCGGCCCGGGACTCCGAGACGTTGCCCCGTTCGATCAGATCGTCCCGGATATCCTCCACGCGCTTTCCGAAGGTCGAGGGATCTTCCATGACGGCCCGAACGTCCGTGGCGTACACCCGGTGCGCTTTCTCGACCAGGCGGATGCTGGCCTCCCGGGCCGCGTCGATCGCCGTCTTTACTCCCGTGCCCTCCTGGGTCACACCCACGGCGCGCCAGGCATTTTCCTCGACCTTCCGGGCCATGGGATCGAACGCGGCGCGCACGCGGGAGGCCAGGCCTAGCTGGATTCGCTGGGTCAGAGCTTCGATGATCGACCCCGCGCCATCGGTCCTCGTCTGGGCGTCCGTTCGGCGTTTCAGGAGCGGGGCCAGCTCCGCCATGTAGGTCCGGTGGATGCCTCGAAGGGTGGCCCGGATTAGCCGGACGTACTGGAGTTCACTGGCTCGAATTGCCTGGGGGTTGCTTGTCGGCTGGAGCTTGCGGGGCCGGCTTTGCCGGGGCGTTCGGATCGTTCGGCGCGGCATTGCTGTTACCAGGATTCATAGCCGGATCGGGCTGGACCCAAGCCTGGCTTAGACGATCCTCAGTTTTCAAGGACTCGCGAGCGGCGTCGATCCAGTCTTTTTCGGCCTTCAACGTGAGGGAGAACGGCACACCCTGGCCGAACCGGGCGATCTTCACTTCCTCGGGTGTGAAAACCTGGTTCGTAACCAAGATCGCGTCCCGCTCGGCGCACGTTTTCTCTAGGGCCGCGCGTTCGTCGTCGGTCAGGGAGATCAGGGAATTGTGCTCGATTTCCACTTTTTCCGGGTCGGCGCTAACCAGGCGGGCGATCATCCGGTAGATTTTCAGGAGCTTGGGCGTAAGGCCGTTTTTCTGCTCCGACTCGATCGAACCATAAAACGACCGAAAGTCCGCGTCACCCGTGGCATTCATGCCAGCCGGGGACCGACCCATTAGAATGGTTACGGGCATGCCAGCCGCGGCGGCCAGCCTCTGCTGCCACCGGTCCAGGAGCTCCGGGATCCCTCCGAACTGGGTGGGCTTGCGGTCGAAGTCCTCGTTTTCGTCGGCGTCCAGCAGAATGGCCCGCGCCGCCGATCGCTGCAGCTCCATGACCTGCATGCGCCGGTTGAGGGTCTCCTGGTCATTGGCGATCTGGTCCATGAGGCCAGCCAGTTTCCAGACAGCTTGGCTCGCGTCCGAGAGCAGGATGGCCGTGGCCCCGTAAGCCTGGCCGAACTGCCGGAGGACGTTGTAAGGGCGCTGTAGGACGCTGTAGGTCCAACCCTTGAGGCGCACACGCTCCATGCGGTCCGTCGGCGCACCCTCAAAGCGGATGCAACGGGACTCGTGCACGAGGATCGGCTTACCCGTGGGGCCACCGTCCCGGCCGGCCAGGGTCTGGGGCGTGATCGAGTAAAGCTCTGGATCCCCGAAATTGGGTTTGAGAGGATCGTTATAGTACGAGAAAACCTCTGCCGAGCGGCGGTCCACGACCGTCAGGAACGTGATATCCTTAACGCTTTCCTCGTCCAGTGGCTGGGCCGCTTTCTTGCCATCCTGGGCCCCGATAATCAGAAGCGCGCCCCCGCGGAGCCGGCCCCACCGGTAACCATCCAGGAAGTTATCGTTGACCTTCAAGGCCTTGGCCTTGTCCGTCATCTCCTGGGACTTGTCGGAAATTACGCGGTAGCCAGCCCGAAACATTTCCTCCGGTCGCGTATCGACGATCCGGCCGGCCATGTCGTCCGAGGAGTACATGGCCGTGAGTTCCTCATCGTCCAGCTGGATCTCGCGCTCGTAGAACGCGGACATGGTCTTGTCCCGCCCCAGCTGGCCCAGTCCCGTCGTAAAGTTAACCCACCCGTCGGCTCGGGGGCGCTTGCGGGAGGTAGGCTTTTTTGCGGGGCGACCCATGCCCTAAACGTAGGATACTGTTACCTGCTAATATGTGGTTATCATGTCTGACGATTTGCTGAAAACCGCAGCGGGGCGCCTCACGGAAAAGGGTGTCAAGCGCATCCTGGAGCTGCGCCAGGCTGGGAAAACCTACCAGGCCATCGCGATTGAAATGAACGTATCCATGGGGACGGTTTTCAACGCGGTCCGAGGGAAGACCCACCCGCACCTGACCCGCCCGGCCAGCCCCGCCCAGCCGTGAGCCTGGTCCCGGTGGCCCCGGCCCCCGTACGCATCTGGGAGCGCCAAGATCAGGAGAGCGAGGCCTCCTGGGCCGGCTTTCAGGCGTACCGCGATGGCCAGCGCCCGCGCCAGCTAGAGGACGTGGCCCGCAAGTTCCGGGTCCCCCTCCACAAGATAATCGACCTCTGCAATGATAATTCCTGGCGCCAGAGGGTCCTGGAATTCGACCGGTGGGAGGACGCCAACCTCCTGGAGGACCGCCTGGCCGTGCTCCAGGAGACTCAGAGGGACGTCACGATCCGACACCTCCGCTTGATTCGCATGGCCTCCGAGGTGGCGGCCGAGGATATGTCGAAGCTCCTGGCCACCGCGAAAGAGTCCGAGCAACCAGTGGTTAACCGTGTCGCGGACCTGATCAAACTCATGGACGCGGCCGTGAAACTGGACCGACTCGAACGGGGCCAGGCCACGGAAATACTTCAGGCTGGCGCCCCCGTGCTGGATCTGTCTCAGTTTACGCCCGAGGAGCTCCTGGTTTTCGAAAAGCTGGCCACGAAGGCCGGTATCCCCCTGGGCGCCGAAACGACCCAGGTCCCTGCCCTCCCGGCGAAGTGATAACAGGTTTCTAGTATCTGGTTATGGGGCTCGGCGGAGGTAATCGCTGGATTTGTGAAAAGCCTGGTCGCCGTTCGACCTCCCAGAACGCGCTGGATCTGGCTCTAGCCCAGGCCACTTTCGCCAAATACCGGAAAAGTGTCCGAGCGGTACACATAAATAAAGACCCCTATAAGGGCGTAACTACTTACATTTATCTGGCCGCCAAGGACCTCTGTCGAAAGCTTGCCCAAAACCCGTTTTTGCAGCTCACCCAAAAGCAACGGGCCATGTTCGAGCGGGCCCTAGGGCCGGAGGTCGTGGCCCAAATAAAGGCCCAATTGGGGCCCCCGGAGATACCGGCCCAGGCCCTCCCCCTAAAACCCCCGGGTCGCGAATGAGGCCGAAGCATGTTCGCGCCCAGATAATCGCCGAAGACGGCCGGAAAATCCTGATCGATATCGAGGGGTCGGAAGCCTACGTGGCTGAGCGGCTTACCTACATCGGCGAGTTATCTCTGCTCCGGTTCGACTCGGGGCGCGAGGGCACGGCCGTTTACAACTTCAAGGAGCCAGTGAAATGTATCGGATCGGCGTAGCGGGAAGTGCGGCCCACGACCAGCCCACGTGCGGGACCCGGGAGATGGCCATCGAGTCGGCCAAGAAGGCGTCCCGGTCGATCACGGTCTTTCAGTTTTGCGTGTGGGACATGAGCCAGAGACCACCTCGCCAGGTGGGGTACGCGCACAGGGGGAATTGGTTCTGGGACGCCTCGTTCACGGGGACCCACGGCCGGAACGCCTACAAGGAATCGTGCGACGAGCACCATACCCCGCCCGAAACGCCGCGCATGTCTTTGGGAGAGGCCTTCGCGATACAAATCTACACCCCCGCCGGCCCCGTCGTCGGTGTGTATCAGGAGAGCGTCGGCTGGATCGTGCCTGAAGCCATCCGGATGGTCGAGATCAAGGCGAAGGTCGTGGTGTGAGCGTTCTTCTGGCCATCGACCCTGGCCGCTGCACCGGGTGGGCGTTCTCCGTCGACGGCCGGATCCGGGACGCGGGGGTTCTCAAATACGACCCGTGGGGACGGGTAACATTTGTGAACCATTCCATTTATCAGCCGGACACGGTCGTGATCGAATACCCGTGCGTTCGCCGTGGACGAAGTAGCAAGGGCGACCCTAACGACCTTATCCCCCTCGCTGGCCAGGCCTGGACCATGAAGTTTTTCCACGAGACTTTCGACCGTTGCAAAGTGCACCTCGTCACCCCCGAGGGGTGGAAGGGCCAGCTGGATAAGAAGGTCCATCATGCCCAGCTCTGGCCCCAGCTGACGACCGAGGAACGTGCAGCTGTTTCCGCCGCTGCCTTGCCCATTGCCGAGAGTTACAGGCACAATCTATACGACGCGGTCGCTCTAGCCGTCTGGGGCGCGCGCCAGTACCAGGGGCGAAAAAATGGCACGTGAGATAGGGGCCCGAGGACCCTGGCGCGATCTGATTCTGGCCTACGGGACGTTAAAGGAATTCGCGGCTTTAGTCGGCGTCACGCCCAGCACGATTACCAAATGGGAGCGGGGCACCCACCCCGTTTCGAAACTGGCCGTGTCCCGTATTCGAGCCCTCGCGAAACGCAAGGGTTTACCGTCGCCCGTCTAACGCGGAGGCGCCCAGCCGCACGAGCGGAGGTGGTCGTAACGCCACGCCGGCCGGATACTTGCGAGGGCCCGGATCGTCACATCGTCGATGCACGGCGCCCCGAAGGTGTAACCCGGAAACATGAGGGTCCCCACGATACCGATGTGGTTCATACCCAGCGTGTGCCCGATCTCATGCATCATGATTGCCTTTAAATTCCGCTCACCTACGGCCAGGCTGCACACGTAAATCACGGGGGAGCCAAGGTCCGTAACGAAAGCCAGGGTGCCATCATCGCACGAGAGGTTGTCCCCGAGGCGGATAACCAGGCGCCCCTGGCCCGTGGCCTGTACGTCCTTCAGGGCGTCCTCCAGCATCGGGAAATCCGCGGCGTCCTCCCGGATGCCGAAGTAGTCGTAACCGTTGAGGGCCAGGTTCCACTCGGAGAATGCGGCCTTGATCTGGTCTCGCTCGTTTTCCGTGAAATCCGCGTCGATGGTTACCGGCTGATACCGAGCCACGTAATCCACCGGGGGCGTGGCTGGCCTGTAGGTTAAAGCGCTCTCCGTGGAGAAACAGGCGACCAAAACGAGGGCGAGAAACAGAAAAAACGCGTACCGCATTGCAAAGCGGTAGCCGATAACTATTAGTTAACAGACATGCGTTATCTGATCGGCGTCCTGGTTTTCCTCGTGGTCTGGCTCCTCGGTTGTTCGTCCGGCGTGACGGATCCTCCGGTAGTTAAGGAATATCCAGAGGTTTGCTCACTAATCGACCAGGCCCCGGCCGAGTCTTTAACGGCCGTTCGGCTGGTTATGGAGCCCACGATTACGCCCCTGGAGGCCGTGCTTATCGTCGACGCCGCGGCCGAGTGGGAGCAAGCGGGGTGCCGCCTCCACTTCGTTCTCGAGTACTCGGACGTCGTCCACGGCGCCAACGAACCTCACACGATTCGCTTCCGGCACGGGGACCCGGTGGGTCACGAGGGCTTGGGAGCGAAGGCCTTCTCCCCGCACCTGCTCCAGACCGATATCGAAATCTACGCCACCTGGCACCCCCGCCTTCGGACGATCGTCCTTCACGAGCTTGGGCACGCCCTGGACCTCGGTTGGGGCGGTTCCGACCACTACCGCGGGGAAAAAGCGGCCGTCATGCACCCGGCCCTGGAGGACGCGGCCGACCACCTCGAGGACGTGGACGTGCTGGCCCTACGCGAAATCTGGCAGTGTTCTACCGAAGGAACCGGCCAGCCGTGAGGCTGAGGGCCAGGGCCGCCGTATTGTACGCGCAAAACTGGTAAGCCCCGTCCTGGTCGCGCGCGCACGTGACCTGGGGATAGATAAACTTGGAGTTCCCGAGGCTCACGCTCGCGTGGGGGAGGACGAACGTGGGCACCCGGTGCGGGGTGTAACTCAGTTCGGACGTGGTGTACCAGAGGCCACAAGGGTTTTCGTTCCACCCGAAAGCGGCGGTATCCATCTCGGCCATGCAGATCAGGTCCCCGCACGCCGACACGCCGGTCAGGTGGTGCGCCGTGAGGGTGAACCGGAGCGTCCAGCTGGTGCCGTTGGTCGAGGTGTAAAGCTTGGAGTCCGTGCCGTCGCTGGCCAGGAGGATAAATCCGTGCTGGTCGCTGTAGGCCAGGGCGCGGCATCGGTAGGAGCCGGAGTAGGGCACGGTTTCGCAGGTCTGGCCAAGGCTGAAAGAATTGGTGACCAGGATGTAGCCCGCGCACGTGGCGGCCGTCAGGCCAGTGAAAGCCACGTTGAGGCCGGTCGCGCCGCCGCTGACGAATTTCCAGCCGTTGTCCTGCATGTCTCCGGTGGACGTGTCCGCGGCCTGGAGATCGACGGGGGACGTTGGGATAAAGGTCGAAACGTCCGAGTAGGAGGACCCGTCCGGAGTGGTGAACATGTGGTTTTTATTGTCATCGGCGCTGTAACCGATGGCCACTATACCGGTAATCCCGCCGGACGAGAACGTGGACTCCATGCACGACCACTCCATGGAGATGGCCCCCACCGGCTGGATGAGGGAGTCGGCGATCACGCCCGAGGAGGCCGTGTAAACCGAAACCTTCGTGTCGTCGTTACTGGTGCCGACTACGCTACCGTCCCGGCCGACCGCGAAGACGGTGGGGGAGCTCCAGGAGTCCGTGAGGACCCCGATCAGGTTCCAGTTCACCTGGTCCACGGAGTAGAAAAGATTCGTGTCGTCGTCGGTAACTGACGTCTGGGTCATGTACCAGATACCCTGGTTGAATGGCTTGGTACCGCTTCCGCCCAGCGCGGCCATGGGGGCGGCCCAGCGCACGCGCGAGAAACGACGGGTGCCCACGCCGACGGCGAAAGGCGTCTGATACCCGTGCCAGTTATTGACCTGCAACTGGCCAAGAAACTGCATGAAGGCATCGGCCGCGTTCTGACCCTCCTCGCCACGCTGGGCCAGGACGTCGTTTACCTCGTCCACGGCGATGGGGCGGCTGGGAACAAAACCATCGTCAGCCGGCACGACTCGCTTGGGCAGTCCGTCCCACTCCTCGCCCGGATCGGAGTAGTTTCCACTGGCCCATTCGGCAAATACGGGGGTTTGCGGCTTCATGTGACTCCGATAGATGCGGCCGTAGGCATTCCGACCGTGTTATCCCCGGACCAGCCGGTGGTGTTATCGTTTAGGCTAGGGTCCCCGGTCCAGCCCCAGCGGGCCACGTCGGCCGGGTCGCCTCCCCAGTATTCGAGGACCGCGTAAACGCCCTGGGGCTTCACGCGCTTCAGGAGCTTGGCGATCTCCTGGGGCTGGTCCACGTTGACCAGGGTGAGGGTAAACGCCGCGATGGCCCCTTCCGTGTAGTCCACGGTTTCGGCCAGGGTCAGGTCCCCGAACTTGATCACGTCCTCGGGCCGCCCGGTGGAGCGGTTAACATGAATCCGTAACCTGATAGCAGCGCGGTAAGCCTCATCGGTGCGGCCCTCGCGGTCCTGGCCGACGATCTCCCCGAGGGCTTCTAGCTGCACCCCGACCGCGTCATCCAGGTTGAAGCGGGCCAGGAGTTCCCAGAAAAGGGCCTCGATGCGGTCACACCACGCGACCAGCGCGCGCATGAGGGCGGCCGTATTCGGGAGGTTCCGGTACTTCTGCGTTAGCGAAGCAACGGCCTCTGTCTGGTGACTGGCGATCGGCTCGGGGATCATACGTGGGTGACCGTGATCCGCCCGGTATCGAACGTGGCGATCTGCCGGGACCCGACCGGGATATTTGCCGTGGCCGTGGGCGACGAGCCGAAATCGAGCTCCAGGGCTGGCACGTCGGTAACGCCGCGCACGGTGAGGCCAGCCGCACGGAAGGCCAGGGCGATCACGTCGTCCCCCATCTCGAGGGCGTCACCCAGGGCCACGAGGGCGTCCTTGATCTGGTCGTCGCCGTCCGCCGGGAAGGAGGTCAGGTCCACCGTGGCGAACACATCGAAGTAAATCGGGACCTGGGTCGCGCGCGTAAAGCTCACGTCCCGGAGGCGCCCCTTGGAGTCCCTGGCCTGGGCCGTCGTGGTCCCGTACGCGCGCATACCCGCGGGCTTGTTATCCCAGATGGCTTGGGCAATTTCCGTGTCGTCCGCGTCCATTCCGACGTCGTCCCAGACCACGATTTCGAACGACTTGCCCGGGAGGCCATCGTCGTCCGTGGTGAGCAAAACGTTTTCGAAACCGGCCACGGCCAGCACCCCGTCCAGCTCCTCCACGGCGGCCACGCACGAGTCCAAGGTACAGTCACCCTGGGCCGGCAGTTCCTGCTTGCGGCGGATCCGGAGGTCCGTGTCTTCCTCGAGATTGTTCCCCAGCTCCGCGTCCAGGGGATTGGTCACGGTATTCCAGCCCGACACGGTCGAAACGATGTTGATCAGGGTCCCCGAATTCGCGGCCGTGGGGCCAGTGGTCGTACACTCGAAATCCCCGACGTACGTGCCGGCCGTGGTCGAGGTCACATCGGCCATGAGGGAGAAGAGGACGCCCGGAATATCCGGATTGTTGATCAGGGACCCGGCCGGGACCGTCGTGGACGCGTCCAGATCCAGCTCCACGTCCCGGGCGATGCTGGCCTTCGGCTCCTTCCGGCGCGTGCCAGTGAGAGCGCAAACATTGTCCAGGAGGCGCTTCTCGGCCGCCTTGGGGTTCATTTGGTTGTGACAGGTGGCCCCCAGCTCCCAGAGGCGTTGTTCCCGAAGCGCGATGCGGCCGACGATCTGGCCAAGCGGGCTGGTCTCCCCCAGGTCCTGGCCAGCGTCGATATTGGCCCAGATATCCGCCTTCAGGGCGTCCTGGATTTCCGTAACTGTCGGGACCGTAAGGCCCTCATCCGTGAGTCCGTATGTCATGGCGCCGTCACGATAAAGGGCCGCACGGACCCTCCGGTAACCGTAGACCCGTCATTGATTTTGGCCTCAAATTCAAAGTCCAGACTCCTCGTGGCCTTGTCAAACGTCAGCTCCATGACCGGCACGGAAACGACGTTTTCCACGGAGAGGATTATCTTCTGGAAAAGGCCTCGGATAATCGCCAGGTTAGGGCGCTTGACCAGGACCAGGTCCAGGTACGGGACGCCGATCCGGCTGTCCAGAACCGACTCCCCCAGGCCGATTCCAAAGGCGTTTTTGATGCGAATGGCGGCCACCTCTCCGGGGTCGTCCTCGATCAGGAGGCGCCCGTTCTCGAAAACAATGTCCCCCGTCGCGTCCTGTTTAATGCACGTAATCATGGGGTTACAGAGCCTTTACGGTGGCCGCGGCCGTGGTCGGCTGGGCGCCCAGGGGGGTGATCGGGCTTGAAGTGGTACCGCCACCTCCAGGGGCCGTGTGGGTGTGGGCGTTGATGTAAGTCCGCATCGCCGCGATAACCCCATCGACCTTGGAGGCCAGGGCGACGTAATCCACGGCCATCCGATTCAGGAGGATTTCCAGCTCCTTAACCTGGATCTGGGTCCCGCCCGAGATCCCCAGGATAGCCGCGGCCTGGCGTTCGAAAGCCTCCGCGGGCGAGCGCGGTTCGGCCATGGGCTTCAGGCGCGGAACCCAGTAACAGGACTGGTAAGCGTGCCGGCTTACGTTCTCCGGCTCCAGTCCAGGTATCCCCTCGATATCCCAGTGGGAAGTGTCGAAGGTCGAAAAGTGCAGCATGCCCACGTCCCCCTGGCTAAGCGGAAACGTGAGGTCGAAAATCCCTCCGCCCGGAAAGCAGACGAGGACTTTCGGGATGGCCGGAGGGTCCCGGTACTCCCACCCGTCCGCCGTGGGGACGGGAATCTGGGCCACCGGCTGGACGTCCACGGTCCCCAAGGCCGGGTCAAAGGTAATCACCCGCGCGGGGATCGACGTCCAGATATCGTGCCGGGCGCTTTCCATGTGCGCCTGGATAACTTCGGGGAGAGACGTCACCCCCAGAAACTAGCTATCAGAACTTTTTGCAGACCAGCGTGCAGCTCCAGTCATCGCCGCGGGTGTCGCCGGTAAACTCAGTTTCTTCAATGCGATAGCCACCCTTGACCCCATGGCTATTGAAAAGCACGATCTGTCCAGGGATGAGGTCCGGGATCAGCTGGGTCTGGGCATGGACCTTCCCCTCGTTATCCACCGACGGGGAGCCCAGGAGACCCGTCCCGGGGCTTAGCAAGTAGGCCAGGCCCTCCCGAGGCTTGCCCTTGTCCAGAATCTGTACCTGGCCGTTTTGGATGGACCACTCCAGGCCGGCGCTTTCACAGAAGTCAGTCATGCGCGAGGCCACGTTGCCCACGATGACCTGGCGGCCACCGAGGCTCACCACACCCTTGGCCCTCAGCTTGGCCAGCGCGAAAGGGAGGTTTCCCGTACCCACGCCCAGGGCCTTTACGATGGCCGTCAGGGCCAGGTCCGGGGGCGTCTTCGGCCCGATGACCTGGTAAAGGCCGTTTTTACGCGCGCTCTCCCCGTCGCCCGAGGAAAGTTCCGTCACCCAGTCCGCGCCGTCTTTGACCGTGGGGGCCGTCCGGAGCTCCCCGAGGTAAATCTGGCCGATGTTAGATTTGTACCCCGCGCGAAGTTTGACGGCCGCCTTTTTCTTCGCAGATCCAAGGGCTTTCTGGGTCGACGGGGCCAGGTTGAAGATATTGATCTCCGCCGTATTCGGCTCCGGCTTCAGGTTCTTTTTGACCCGAAAGGTACAGTCGAAGTCCGAAAGCTCGTAAGTATCGACAACCAGCTCTATTTTTCGGTCGAAAAGAAGGGCCATTATGCCCCCGCCAGGTCTTCGACCGTCGCGTAAACCAGCTCCACGCGCTTCCCCTCGCCCAGCTCCGTCAGGCCCGGGGGCGACTTATCGGCGCCGGACGCGGAGGCCAGCATCTCCCCCTGGGGCATGAGGGGGTTGGCCTTGTAGTCCTCGAGTAGCGGGACCTCGCAAACGACCTTGATCCCCTTGAGAAGTTCGGTCCCGTCGATCTGGAGAATGTCGAAATACCAGCACGATTCCCGTTCGTTGAACCGGAAATCCAGGATGTAGTCCGTCCCGTCCATGGCCACGATCTGGGTATAAAACGGGTCTTCGAAGGTCTCGATCAGGATCATTTTACAGGCCCATTTTCTTGAGCATGGACTGTTTCTTGACCGGGTCCGTTATCTCTTTGCCCTGGGTGGACTTCTTTTTCGGAGGCGTCGCGCGGAGCTCCGTTGGCACGGGCGCGTCCACGAGGAGAGACTCCACGAACCGGACCTTTTTGAACTCCAGGGAGAACTTCGCCCCGGTGCCCTCGGACGGCGTTTTATTCAGTACGACGCCCGTCAGAACCATGTCCTCGTACGTGCGCGTGGACGTGTAGACGGTCAGGACTTCGCCGTCCTCTTTCAGCGTGATCAGCTTTTCGTGCACGGCCAGGACCGCGTCGAAAGGCACCGCGAACTGGAGCACCCGGGCCACGTACTCCGGCTTTCCGAAGAGAACGTTTCGGATGGCCGACCCCGCCGCATGGAAGAGGGAGCCAGGGGTAGGCTGTAGCGGGGGCTCGTACGAGGGGACGTCTAGGAGTGACGGCGCTTGCTCGATACCGAAGTTCTCGTTTCCCCCGAAATTGTCCTCCGCGAAAAGTGGCTCGTTTGAAACCATGCACTCGAAGGAGACGCGGTCCCCGTTCTGGCGGATGTGATCGGCCACATCGGCGCCCTTTTCCACGGCCTTCTCCGTGACCTCGGACGTGCCCTCGTGGGTCTGGTTCGTTACCGCGTTGAATTTGACAACGTGCGGGAGGCCGATCTTGTCCGACCACTGGATGAAACAGGCCTCATTCATCGGATTGACCCCGCCTCAAGGGCGCTACGGAGGTCCGTATTGTCCCGCTGGAAACTCTGGACCTTGCGCGCCACGGCCGTCGGGTCTCCCGCGCCATTGACGTTGATTTCCACCTGATTCGTCTGGGTGACGTTCGGGGAGACCATGCCACCCCACTGGGGCCCGTTCGCGCTGGGCGCGGGGACCGAGAGGAGGCCGGGGTTAGAGCCGGAGCCGAAAACTGTATCCCCGGCCTTATCAATGGCCTTGCCGGCCTTGCCCTCGGGCGTAAGCAGGGACCCGGCCGCGCCGGCCTTGGAAAAGATGGCATCGAAGACGGAGCCACCCTTTTTACGGACGTCGCCGAAGGCGTTCGCCATCTCCCCAATGGCCGTAACCAGGCCCCCGAGAAGCGTGAGGGCCGAGGCCATGATTTTCACGAGCCAGACGAACACATTGAGGATCGGGGGGAGCACGGCTTTGCCCACGTCCCCCAGGGCCTGGAGGGCCGGGCTGGCCGCGTTGAAGGCCACCACGAGTTGGTCCCACACGCCCCAGAGCTGTTTCGCGAATTCCGAAGCGGCGCCCGCACCGAAAAGCTTGTCCATCGTCTCGCCGATGACCGACTCCCCGCCCGTCATGAGCGTGTAGAGGTCCTCGAAAAGCAGGAAAAGCCCGGTCGCAAACAGGATGATCGGGGACTTAGCCAGGATCCCCATGACGTTCACGAGGCGGCCGATGGCGAACGCGCCACCCAGGCCCATGGCCACGAGGCCAGCCTGGACCACGTTGGTTTCAGACGCGAGCTTACGCGCCTTGGCCGCCCACTCGGTGAGCTTTACGGCGATGTTTTTGACGATGGGAAGGAGGGCCAAGGCCACCTGAGACTTGAGGGCGCGCGTCACGAAACCCAGCCGGTCCAGCTGGTCGCCCGCCTCATCGGCCGCGTGGATAAAGTCGTGGCCGAGGATAATCCCCAGGTCGTCCGCTTCCTTGAAAAGCTTTTCGAAACCCTCACGACCCTCGGCCAAGGCCGGGAGGAGAGCCGCGCCGCCGCGCCCGAAAAGCTTCATGGCCGCCGCGGTCCGCTGGGCCTGGCTGTCCATGCTGTCCAGGGCGTCCACGACGTCCAGGAACACGTCCGACGTCTCCCGGGGGCCCTGGCTGTCCTTGAGGGCGATACCCAGCCCTGCGAAGCTCTGGACCGCTTCCTTGTTCCCGTCGGCCGCGTTGCCGATATTCTTGTTCAGGAACCCCAGGGCCGTGCCCATGGTGTCGGCCGAGATGCCAGCCAGTTTCCCGGCATACTCGAATTTCTGGAGCTCATCCGTGCCCACGCCCAGGCGAAGAGCCGTATCGTTGATCCGGGAGCCAAGCTCGATTTGCTCGTGGATGAGGTCCTTGATCCCGACCACGACGGCCGCGCCCGCGATGGCTGCGCCGAAACCCTTGATCGAGTCAAGGGCGCCGCCCATGCGCTTTTCGAAGGTATCCAGGTCCTTCGAATCGACCTCAACGCCAAGGGTCGCCAGGATTTCGCGGAGTGCCATGGTTATCGCCCGGATTTCTGGGCCTTAGCCTCGGCCTCGGCGCGCGCCCGCTCTTCCAGTTCCTCGTATAGATTTAGGACGTCGTGGGCCTCCAGGAGGTCGTCATGGCACCAGTATTCCCCGAGTTCCTGGCGGGAAACCTTAATGGTTCCCGTACGATCGTACAGGATGCGGCCTACGCCCCAGTCTAGGTGGTCGGGGATTCTGACGGTGGGTCCGCTTGGCCGGGCTTCACGACCGAAGCAATTCCGCCCGCCAAGATACCGCGAAAAAAACCGCCGAAATTCACCCCCATGGCGAACACGAACCACTGGACCAGCTCGAAATACCGGCCGGCGAAATGCTCCCCGTAGATAGCCGAGAGGGCCCCAGGCTTGCCGCCCGCGGGCTGGCAAATCGTGTTTTCGGCCATCGTCTTGGCCAGCTCTTCGAAGGTGTCGGGGTCGATCGCGTCGGCCAGGCCAGCGATAAAACCCGCGTCCTTCTCGCCACCCTTGGAGGTCTGGGCCTTGGCGATGGCCGGCCCAAAAAACCGCATGAGCCGAACGATAACCCGCTGGCCCTCGATAGCCCCAAGCTGGTTGACCGTGTACCGGTCCCCGCCGATAACCTTGGATTCCGATTTCCGCATACCCTACAGGGTAGCGGGTAGCGGATATCAGTTACCGCCGTCGTGGCGTAGGACGAGGTTCGCGATACGAACCGTCCACTCTCGGGCGCCAGCCTGGCGATCGAAATCGACGTCCGGAGCCTTGGAGATCCAGCACGACTCGGCCGAGTAGACCGACGTACCTTGGCGGTCGGCCAGGTAGAAGGGGCCCACGCCCGCGCCGTTGCCCGCGAGCTTGTCCAGCTCATGGAGGGCCGAGAGAGCATCGTTGATCTCGCTCGACTGCATGAGCTTGACCTTGACCTCTGCCCGGTTGTCGTTCGTCTTGGACCGGGTGACCTCACCGTCGGTGCCGATCACGTCCGAAAACGCGTCGCTGACCATCGAGAGGGTCACGAAGGAGCCATCCGCGAAGCCTCGATCCACGAGGATTCCGCCGACAACCAAAGTGACTTCGTTCGCGTCGTATACCTTCATGGGTTACACCGAAACCAGGCCGGAGATTGAAACCGTGTGGACCGCGCCCTCGAGGACGGCGGAAAACTCGATATCCGGGAGGTGCCGGTCTAGACGATCCGCCTCCGAGATATCCGCGACCTTGGGGGCCGTAACCGTGGGGGCCGGGGACTTGGCCAGGAGCGTCACGCGCACGCCCGCCTGGAGAGCGCCCATGATGACGCCCTTGATCAGGTCCACGCCCGCGTCCGTGTAGCCAATTTTCTTGGCGTTAACGAGCGCGGTCAGGAGCCGGATTTTGATCTCCGACTTGAGCCAGTCGAGGCCTCGGATAACGTCGAGATACTCTCCGGACGTCGTCTTACCCCCGCCCTGGGTAATGTTCAGACCCTGGACCGAGTCGAGGAAGTTGACCCGCTTGGTTACGAGGGTGTTGCGCGGGCCAGCCTGAATCTCGAAGGCCGGGACGCCCGAGAGCTGCTTAAACTCCCAGGTATCCTCGCCCGGACGGTACGGGAGACGGTCGCCCGCGATGGCCGCGTCCAGCTGGGACGGGCACTTGCGGCCGTTCCAGTAGATTGCGACGTGGTCGTACGCGTTTGACTTGAGGTCGCTCGCGACGTCCGTGGTCGTACCGCTGTCCTGTACGCCCCAGTCGGACGTGGACGCGATGTAGAGTTTCCCGTTGGCTTGCGCCCAGGCGGCCGCTGCGTTGATAACCGCTTCGCTGCAACCGTCGACCAGGAGGACGTACCAGCCCGAATCGACCTCGAGGATATCGGCCAGGTCATTGGCGATACCCGCGTCCGCGGTCGTATCCGTGAAGTGGAAATTGTCCGACCAGTTCGCGTAGACCGCGGTTTTTCCGGCCGTGGTCGTGACCGTAATCGTGTCGGTCGTGGGGCTGGACGTGATTTCCGAAAGCGCTTCGATCAGGGCCTCGATGGCCGTCGCGACGGTCGTGGTCGTTTCGGACGAAACCACCGTGTAGGAGATGGTCGTGGACGTGCCGCCCGGGGGCGTAACGTCGATCGTGTAAACGTCACCCTCGACCGCGGACATGCACTTGAGAGTGACCGTCTGGGTGGGGATGCTCTGGAGGCGGCCAAGCTTGAAATTCTTGGGCTTATTCCTCTGGCTGCACATAACGGCCGCCTTGAGGTACGCGCCTTCCGAAACCGAGAAACCGGCCGAGATGAGGTCCGCGGGTTTCTTGTACGTCGAGACCAGCGTGGGGAGGCCGTGGACGTGGTAACTGGCGATCAACGGGACGCCGAAACCCTCACGGGTCGGGGCCGCGGTCGCCGCCGTTACGACCAAATCAACGATATCATCGAGGGCCATCCCCCAAACAGGTAGAAACCCTCGAGATATCTGCTACTTGATAACCTTTAACAGTTTCGAGATTCGTCCTAGGTCGCGCTTCGCGGACACGAAATTGGCGATAAAGTCGGGGTCCTCGCCCGCGACCAGGAGAGCCAGGGCCTGGGTCAGGTGGGAGTGGAGCTCCCTCGTTTCCATGAGGGCGAGCTCCAGGGGTCGCTGGATATCGGCGCGTTTCAAAGGCACCCGGGGACCCAGTGGGCCAGCCTGGCCAGGGCGATCTCCACGTACTTATCCGGGATGCGGCGGAGGACCTCGAGGACGTCTCCCCGGACCAGGCGAGCCTTGGGCATAATCTGATAATAGGTGGCTGTTACTAGTATCCCCTGGTGACTATCTCGGACCGACTGAGGGAGGAAGCACGGACGCTACTGGAGCTGGCCGACGAATTGGACCGGACCGAGAAAAAGGCGAAAACCGACCGGCGGAAATCCGTTGTCCTTCCCGAGATATCCGAAACGCGCCGGGAAAAAGCGGCAGATAAGCTCCGAAAAATGGGTCTGGTTACTTGACCGAATCCAGCGCGGCGCTAGATTCAACGGACCATGAAAAACTCGAAACGCACCGACTGCCACCGTCCCGGCGCGATTATCCCGAGCGACTATGAAGAGGTCCTTATCGAGGGCTGGGGTTTCGTGGCCTACATCCAGGGCCGCCAGGGGGAGCCCCCGTTCGGCGTCCGGGAAACCGTTAATTTCCTCATGGCCGAACGGGCCAAGGGGCGCCAGGTTTTCGGCGGTATCGGTAAGTGCGGCGTGTGCGGCGCGTGGTTTATGGAGGGCGTCGTCCTCCGCCATGTGCCGACCGGGGATTACGTCCACCTAGGCCACATGTGCGCGGAGAAGTACGAGATGCTGGCCGATTGCGACTGGGACGCGGCCACGAGCATGGTCCGCCGTCAGCGCGCCGCGGAGCTCACCCGCATCGAAAACGAGCGCCTCAAGGTCTGGGCCTGGAGCGAGGTGGACAAGGTCGAAGGCCTCCGCGCGGCCCTCGAAACTAACCACCACATCGTGGCCGATATCAAGGCGCGCGTGGACAAGGGTCGCGTACCGAGCGAACGCCAGACGGCCCTGGTTTTCAAGCTGGCCAAGGAAGCGGTGGAGCGCGTGCCCGAGGTCTATGCGACGGCGCCGACGGGTCGCGTCACGGTCCGCGGCGTCGTCGTTTCCACCCGCACGGACGAGGGTCCCTGGGGTACCGCCCAGAAAATGGTGGTCAAGGTCACGGAGGCGGACGGCTCTATCTGGCTGGTTTGGAGCACCGCGCCCCAGTCAATCTACGACTCCCTCCATACGACTTTCGGCCACGGTGAGCCCCTCAAGGGCAAAGAGGTCGAGTTCACGGCCACTCTCTCACCGGGCAAGGACAAGCATTTCGCGTTTTGCAAACGACCCACCAAAGGCCGCGTGGTTACCACCCCGGCCGTCGCGGAGGCATCTTGAAAAACGGCTTTATCGAAATCTCCGTGGACCAGACCCCCGAGGGTTTCCTCTGGCGGGTTTGGCTCCTCGGCCAGCTCCGATTTTTCGGCGTCCAGGAGACATTCTGGGGCGCGCACCGCGAGGCGGCCACGGCCGCGGGGGGCTTGTCATGAGCTCCGGCGCCATGACCCTGAACCTGGCCGACCAGGCGTTTCAGAACGTCCGTTCCAAGCTTCCCCCGGACCAGGCCGCGGCCTGGGACACCCTCGCGAAAGGCCAACCCCTCAACGTTTTGGTGCGCCTCGCTCGTCTCTGGCGCGTGGAGATTACGTAATGGCCCGGATTACGGCGCGACAGAGCCGCACCCTGACACACGGCTGGCACGAAAAGGGTGGCCTGGAAATCTCCGTGAATGGGGAGTGGGTTGCAGTCGTATATCCGAGCAAGGCCCGAATCGGCCAGTGGCGCTGGGCCATCCAAATGGGCCTATCGATTCCGACCCCTCCGCCAACGGAGCGAGATAACTTTTACGAGACCCGGGACGAAGCAAAAGCCGCGTGCGTCGAATACATCCGCGCCCAGCTGGCCAAGGTCGAGGGCCTATGAAACCGGGCGATACCGTGCGCGTAAGCGAGACTGCCAATATCAAACTCCTCCAGCCGGGCGAACTGGGCCAGGTCGTGGAGGTCTCCCCGGTCGTGGACTCCAAGCCGGCCGTGCGCGTCGCGTTCGCCACCGGGTGGATCGTCTGGCTTTTCCCCTCCGAATACGAGGCCGTCCCGTGACCCGGCCCCCCGGAAACGTGACGGAGCTCGCTCCCGGCCGCTGGCGCGCGCGGGTGTTCCATGACGGAAAGCTGAAGCACCTGGGCGTCCATGCGACAGAGTCCGAGGCCTGGGACATGATCGTGGTCTGGCACGAGACGCGGGCCAAGCGCGGCGGGTCTGACTCGTTTCTGAACTTCGGGGAGTCGGTCCTCGAGTCTCGGGAGCTGGAGGGTACCTCGGACGCCCAGACGGACGCGGGCCGCTTCCGCAAGCACATCGCCACGGCGCCGTGGGCCAGCCAGCCGGTGGACAAGATCGAAACCCCGGAGCTGGTCGACTGGCTCCGAAAGTCCCTCTACCGGCGTAAGGCTGACGACCAGCGGGGGTCCCGCCTGATCAAGCGGCGCACGGTCCAGCGGATCATGTCCCTCGTCTCGGTCATCTTCTCGGAGGCCGTGCTCCATGGAAAGCGCTCAACCAACCCGTGCGCGGCCATCGAGGTCAAGCTGACGTCCGAAGAGATCGCGGACCAGGAAGAGGCCTGGGACTGGATCCGACCGGCGGAGCAGAAGAAGTTCCTTGCAGCCACGGAGGTCCCCGAGGCCTTCCGCGTCATGTCCTGGTTCGCGTGGCGGACCGGACTCCGTCAGGGGGAGCAGTGGAGCCTCACCCTGGACCGCGTGATCATGGAAGCCGAGCGCCCCCACCTCGTGGTTAACAAGGGGTCGGCTAAGGGCTCCACCAAAACGCGGCGCACGCGTCGGGTGCCATTGTTTGGGGAGGGGCTGGACGCGGCCAAGGCCTGGCTGGAAATCCTCCCTCACTACGCGAAGGAGAACCCCCGCGGCCTGGTCTTCCCCCGCGCGTGCGGAACGCACCGGGGCAAGGGTCCGCCCAAGCTGGGAATCACGGTAGACGGGAAGCCCCAGAAGGTGCTGGCCCTGGACCACTACATGAAACTGGCGGGCGTGGATCGCTACCTCCGGTGGCACGACCTCCGCCACTCCTTCGCCGCGAACCTGGTCTCGGGCCTCTGGGGCCGGCCGCGTTCGCTCCTGGAGATCAAGGCTCTCATGGGCCATGGGTCGATCAAAACAACGGAGATTTACGCTCACCTGGCAGACGGTTTCGTGGACGTCGCGGCGAGTGAGGAAGGCTGGAAGGAAGATGAAATGTGATTGGTGCGCCTCCCCCGTGAATCCCTTGAAAGCAAGCCGGATGGTGGGTTTCTCCCAGACGTTCTGCTGCCCGGATTGCGCGTACGCCTGGCAGTTGGCACTAGCCCGGCCTCCAGCCCCAGCCCCTCCCTCGCCCAAGTGCGACCAGTGCAAGCGTGCTTTGCCCCCAACCAACTACCAGATCCAGGGCCACGTCGAATTTTTCTGTAGCATCGGATGCGCAAACAACTGGACGATCAGCCAGAGCCGGGTCCAGGCCCCACCTCTCGCACCGGAGCCCAAGCCCGAGCCCGAGGACTGGCGCGCGTGGGCCCGCGTGCGCGAGGGCGAGTGTGCTTGCGGCATCCCCCGGGCGTCGTGCGAGTACCACCGATGACCAGACCGATCGGTCACTTGACACGGGACTTGACACGGTCCGGAGTGACGATATGCCCAAGTCCTCGTAATCTTGGGCGCGCTCGGCGCGACTTGAACGCGCGACCTACGGTTTAGGAATGCTAATATCAGGTTAATGATAACAGGAGTTTGGGCGCGATCATGTCAAGTGACGGTCAAGTGACGTATGAAGTCTTCCTCAGGGTCTCCCCGCGCAATGGGGAATGGCTCGTGATTCTGGAGGAAGCCTCGCACCCCTCGGCCCACTACTTACGATCCGAATGCGTCACCCTCGCGCGATTCGATTGCGAAGAGTCGGCCCACGCGTACGTCCGAGAGTGGTTTAAGCTGGCGCGGAACATGCCCGAGGACCGAGAGGAGGTGCGCCGTGGATGAAGTTCGCCCACAAGCATTTGCCTGCTTGCGTACGCGTACTTCCTCTGGCGTGGAGGGGACTAGGGCGCCGTGTACGAGGCGTAACCGTCGCCACCGACGGACCAGCCCGCATCGAACGTCACGCCCGTAACGTCCGCATCTCCGAAGTAGCAGCCACGAAGGTTGGCCGTGGTCAGAATGCAGTCCGTCATGTCCGTCCCAGCGAAGGACGCGCCACGGAGGTCGGCACTCGTGAGGTCACACCCCAGCAAGGCGCCGTCCGTAACGATGCAGCCTCGGAGGTCGGCACCGGTGAGGTCCGTATCCTCGTCCGCCGTGAGCTCCGACATAACCGAACCGGCCAGCTTAGCGCCCGAGAGGTCCGCCCCGGAGACGTCCGCCCGGGACAAGAAACAGCCGACCAGGAGAGCATCCGAGAGGTCCGCGCCCGTGAGGGTCGCGCCCTTCATGTTAACAGCTTGCCCCGTCACACCGGCCAGGCTCGCCTCCGATAGATCCGCCCCCTCGAGGGACGCACACTGAAGGTTGGCGCCGTCCAGGGTCAGGTCCGAGAGGTCCATTCCATTCATGGACTCGCCCCGCAGATTCGCGAGATGCAGATCCGTGATACCTGCTTGAAGCCGGGCCAGGTCGCTCATGGCCAAAAGCTAGCTGCCGAGCAAGGCCAGGCGAGCGGCGCCGTCCAGTCGCTGGTAGGGCTTCCCTTGCGCCCAGGCCTTGAATGCAGCCAGGGAGAGGGGGCCGATGGCTCCGTCCTCGACCAGGTTCGCGCCCGCGCGATTGAGGCCAGCCTGGGCCATCTTATTCAAGCTGGTAACAGCTGTCTTATAGACCTGGAGGCCTCGGCAGAGTTCCACCGTAACGATCAGGTCCCGGACGTTGATGTAGCCCTTGCGCTTGATCCGTGGGTCCACGGGATCGGGGATCTCCGGGTGGCCAGCTTGGGGGCGGTCGAGGCCGCGATTGACGCGCCAGGTCGCGGCTTCCTTGGCCTTCCGACTGTCGAAAATAATGAAGTCCGGATCGTCCTTGTGGCCAAGGTGCGCCGGGGCGAAGTTCAGGAGATAGAGCGCGCCGCCCGTCCGGAACTCCCCGAAATGGAACCGACCGCGCCAGTCCTCCACGTACTTCGAAAACCACTCCAGCTGGGTCTGAATTCCCACCTCTCGAAAGTCGGCATGCGTCCCAGGGAAGCCCAGGTTGTGCAGGATCTCGGGCATCGCTTGCCAGAGGCCGGAAGCGTGGCCCGAAAGGTTGTGCGCATAGGGCCCGCGCGGGGGCGTGCGCGTAGTTACCAGGCCGCTTTCGTTCGTAGCGAAAGCCAGGAAATCCTCGGGCTGGTAGCGCGCGCTGTACGCCTCACGTACAAGCGTCGCGTAGTCCTCGGGCGTCCAGCCGTTGGCGTCACGTTCGAACATGGAACTTGAGGACCTCGTGGAGAATGGCGGCCGCCTCGGCCGAGTCCTTGGCCGCTTCGATCTCAGCCTTGACGTCGCGGCCACCGTTGAGGGCGTCCAGGAGCGCCGGCACGAGGCTCGGCAAAAGGGCCACGAGGGTCTCAGCGATGAGGGGCGCCTTGTCGTCCGGGGCGTCGTGCGACCCCAGATCCACGAACGTGTCGTTAGGCCCGTCGTAGTACGTGATCGCTACGGAGGACGGATTCACGGCGCCCCCGCGTCGGCGCAAACGAGGGTGCTTCCGTCCACGTGGCAGTGAGCGGGGACCGGGGTGCACGGGCGCCCGTCGGCCAGGTTGACCCGGCACCGGCATTCCTGAGACTGGGCCAGGGTGGCCGCCGTGGACACGCACATTTCCAGCTGGGCCGCGTAGGTGGTCGGGGGGATAGCCTCGGCGCACGCGGCCACGAGAACCAGGAGCGCCCCGCCCGAGATGAGGGTAAGGTTCGGCCCTCCGCCGTTGCTCCCGTCAGCCGGGGGAGGGGGCGACGGCGGGTTTTTCCGGCCCAGTACGGCCGGCCCGAGAGCCGCGATAACGGTTCCGATTACGACGATCAGCTCCTTTTGGTCCGGGAAATACCGGAGCAGGGCCATCTCGCAAACCACGAGGGCGACCAGAAGAATGGCCGCGGGGTAGTTAATGGTCATTGCTAACAGAAGTTAGCGAAGGGCGCGTGCACGCTCGCGCGCGGGGGCAGCTTTCTTTTCCGGGAAACGCTTCTCCAAGCGCTCCAAACGGGCGTCCAGTTTCGCCAGTTTCGTAGCCAGAAACCAGGTGGCGACGATAACAGAGCCCAGCTGTAGACCCAGGTCCACGAGGGGGTGCATTACTGCTCCACGACGAGACTGGTTGCGGTTGTGCCGTTTGCGGTCGAAGCGATGGCCACGATTTCGCCCGTGATATACGAGCCGGCCAGGGCCTTGTAGGTGCGCCAGCCGACCGTGAGGCCTCCGCCGTTGTCCACGTCCTCCTGCATTTTGATCAGGACGTCACCCGCGCCGCCCACGAAAATACGCCGCGCGAAGGGGGCGAAGTATCCGGGGTTACGCGAGATCCGGAACTTCTGACTCGTGAGGCTCGAAAACGAGACGCTGGAAGCCAGGGTTACGGTCGTGGCCGTCGTGCTGACGATGGTGTATTCGCCCGCGTTCGCGCCGCCGAAGATCGTGAGGGTGCCACCCGCATAGGTCGCATCCGTTGGGATACCGCCACCGGCCGAGGTCAGGACGTGGCCAGCCGCGCTGGTAGACCCGTCGGTGCCAGTCTTGTTTTCGCTTCCGAGTTTCGTCAGATCGACGTCCCCCACGTCCAGCGCGGCGGCCGCCGAACGGCTCGGAATGACCTGCGAAGGGCTCCGGAGAAAGCTGGCCGTTTTGGTGCGCATGGTCATGTTACGCGTTGCCCGCGGTCAGGGTGAAACTCGTGATCGTGAAAAGCTGGCCCGAAGCGAGGGAGGTCGTATCCAGGGTCATATCCCCGCCCCCGCCCGTGGCGGTAATCGAGCCTTGGATATGACACGTGGAACTGACCTTGATCCGGAAGTGTCCGGCCGTCCCGGTGCCATCCGCGCTGGAGTCCGACCAGGTCCCCGAGAGGGCTTTCGCACCGGAGGCCGCGGCGGCCATCCAGTCGCTGGGGAGGGTCAGTGTCGCGAGGACCGATCCAGCGTCCGCCGCAGCGCAGTTAGCGGGCTTGGTACTGGTGCGGATTTCGAGGGTGGGAGAGGTACTGATCGTCGACTCGATCACATCGAGCATCGCGTTCCGTACCGTGGTCGAAAACTGAATTCCCATGGTGCTATTAACCGTAGAGAGCGGCCAGCTGGGCGTCCAAATAGGCCACCTGGGCGTCCGTTAGGTACGCATCGAAAGCACCGCACGCCGCGATATCGCAGCTGGGACCGGAGGTGGTGTTATTGCTTCCCACGATCGTAACGGACGTGGTGACATGTTTCCAAAACCAAGGGCTTCCGGAAACAGTTGTATTCACACCGTTTATCGCGGCCTTAAACCAGGTCGTGGAGTCGACGTCGTCCGAGCCTCCGCCCCAGTTACGGATAATCCAGCGCTCCCAGGTGCCGTTGGAGTAGGTGCCGAATTGGCAGGACTTGACGGTGCCTCCCGAGGTTCGGGCCTGCATCTGGCGAGTATTCGTTGATAGCTCCAGCTGCCAGCCGCCTCGCACGCTGTTATTATTGTGGAGGAACATGAGTCCCCCCGACCCGGCCGTACGCTTAAAAACGAGATAAGCCGTATACCCGTTGGCCACGCTGAAACAGGCCGTGGAATTGGAGTGGGACGCGAACTTGCCGTTAGTTCCGTCCGGCGCTGACCGCATGATATCTTTGGCGGAATTGCTGGACCCATTATCGATCCAGGTCATTTTCCGGCCCGAGGTTCCTTGGGTCGGGGACCGGCCACCGGTCGAAAGGTCGTTCACGGTGCCGATGAGATCGGACCCGTCTTTTACGACACCCACCGTCGCGTCCGCGTTGTAAGTCATCGCCTCCGCTGGCATTTGGAGGCCCGCGGAAACCAGCGTCACGTCGTCCAGGGTCGCGGAAAGGTCTCCGTACGCGGAGGCCAGGCCGGCCGAGGACACGGTCACATCGTCCAGGGTCGCGGAAAGGTCCCCGTAGGCTCCGGCTTTGCCGACCGATGCCAGGGTGACGTCGTCCAGCGTGGCCGCCAAACCGGCCAGCGTGGAGGGGAGGATAACCGACGACGGGTTATCGAGGCCTATGCCAAACGTAAATGCCCACATGTTACGGCATTAGGATGTAGAGGAGCTCGCAAGAGAACGTCCCATCCCCCCAGGTTGAAAGGTTGACGTCACTGGCCAGGCTGATAATCGCCTGGGTCGCGGCCGTACCGAACGAAACGCCCGCGTTTGCATTGGAGTTTTTGACGCCCGTCGTTTTCAAATCAGCCGCGGAAATCCCTAGCGTCGTGGCTCCAGACTTACCGACGGACGCGGTCGCGGTGGTCCCTGCGCTGACGGCCGCGGTAACGTCCACGATGCACGCGACCAGACGGGTATTCGGGGGTAGCGCGGTGCTGAGATTGATCGTGGCCGTGGTGGCCGCCGCGAACGTCCCGCTGGTAAGCGTCACCCCGTGGGAAACAGCCGCCCAGTGTCCGCTGGACGTAACGGTGACCGTCGTTTTTCGCCGACGGATCTCGCCCGACTCGTAGCCAGCCGAGGGGATATCCGTCCCGTAAACCTTCCCATTCAAAGCCGGGAGAGCCTCAACCGAACCAACGGCCGTGGTGCGATTGCAGCCAGACAGGGTAACGCGCACGGTGGTAATGCCTCCGGGCACGCCATCGTTTCGATTGGCAATGTGACCGCCCGAGTCGGCTTCACACTCGCTCGCGTCGAATCCACCGGCCGTAGACCCGGGCGTCAGGTTGAAGACGGAGGCAAGAATGTCGGTTTTCCCCGAACGAGAATGAGCGAGGGTCTTCAGGCGCGCGGTGGATCCGGTGTTCGTGGAGGCGAACCAAATCGCCTGCTGATCCCCGATCACATACGAAGTAATCGGCCAGCCGTAACGCTGGGAAATGTACTTCGTAATCCGGGCCATGTGCATCGCGTAAACCTCGGGCAAACCGAAGTCCACGAGGGGAAAAACGTTGTCAACGATCAGGTCCCCGGTGTCGTTCGCGGCGGCCGTGAGGATCGTCGAATCAATCCAGAAAGTGCGGCCGTGCCAGACGAAAATCTGGTCGAGGACAGGATTCGTGGAGTAGGTTCCAGTGACCTTAAAACGCCAGGAGTAACCAGACGTCGCGCCGTTGATCACGGACGCGGCCCAGTTAGTCGGAAGCTTCGTACAGCGAATCGTGTAACCGTCCGCGGGCGCGGCCGTGAACCCGCTGGTCCCATCGACCACCCCGGTAAGCGCCGTCCACGCGGAGCCGTTCCAGTACTCGATGGCCATCGTCCCACCGATGCCCGCGGTACCGTTGGCGTAGTCGATCGTCAGCTGCTGAAAACGGAAAGGCGCGGTAACTACGCAGTAATCCCCGACCACTTCGGACGTGGGAAAGGGTTGGGTGTCAGCATTGGTCGCGTTCGCGGCGAAAGCCGTGATATCCGTGTACGTCGGCCCCGAGGCGACCACTTGCCAGACCTTGGCCGGGGCCACGCCGCTAGAAGTCGCCTGCAGCGGATCCGAGACAGTGTCCCCCGGCTCCAGGTCCCACTCCTCGGTCCCGTCGAAAGCCCAGATACCGTAAATCGAATTCCCCAGATGGCGCGCGGGGCCAGCCGGAGGGGAGGAATCAAACTTCCCATCGAAGTGGGTGCCAAAGGCGCCGAATTCCGCGCACTTGCCGCTGACGCTTCCGAGCCGAACGGAGCTGAATCCCGTCGTTACGGAGGTATTGGTCGTCCCGATAATTCCGCCATGGAGCGAAAGGTTACCCAGGCCGGTGTGCAGAATGACCGTGCCGGAGGAGTGGGGGTACGCCGGGACGACGTGGGGTGACCAGATAGAAATGTCCGAGAACCCGGTGGATGAGACATAAAGGAACCCACCGACCGCCTCGATATAAGGCTTTTCGATGGTCATGTTTCGCGAAAGCGAGGTCAGTTCCAGCGCGAAACAGTCGCCCGGCGAGAGGAGGACTTCGTTATTGAAATCGCACGCGGCCAGGGCCGAGAAGCGGGCCGGCTGCAAGTAACAGCTGCCGGTGCCGAAGAAAATGCACCCATCGTTGATCTTGCACTGGACACTTTGCCCAGAGCTGGACCCGTGCTGGACGTGCGTGTACCAGCCGCCCCCGCCCGCGGGGAAGTAGCAGCTGGACATTTCCAGGGTGTCGCAATTGCCGTTACCCTCGGCCACGGTGTTCGCAACGCGGGTAACGAACGCAGTCCCGTCGTGGGCGGATTGCTGGTAATAAACGTTTCCAGGCTTGGGGACGTACGCCGGGGCCCAATTGACGTTTACGCGAGTGATCGAATTGAGGCCGAATCCGTAGCAACCAAAGAGACAATTCTTGTGCTTGACCGCTGTGACCAGGCTGGCCGAGGTGCCACCCGGATTGACCACATCGATCAGGCAACCGAGGCGGGTGCTAATCCCCGCGAAAATCTCGCACCGCACGATCTCGATAGCGCGGCCAGCGAAGATGAAACCGACCATATCGATGTGCGCGGAGATGGATCCGGACGCCGAAGAGTCATCGAACGGGCTGGAAATGTGCGGGTTATAGAGGGAAACCGTGGTCCCTCCGCTAGTAACCACATCCCCCGCGTCGTTATAAACGCCGGAAACGTACCACTCGCCCGCGTTTAGAACGCTGTTTCGAAGGCCCCAAACCCAGCATCGGCGCCCGATGTGGTGGCTACCGAGGTTCGTGAACCCCCGAAGGCGCCAGTGTTTCTGGGATCCGGAGGTGCCACGGGAGACGTAAGTGCCGGTCGTAGTGTGCGGTTCCGTGCACTTGAACGTGATCGTGGATCCGTTAAAGCCGTTGATCCGCTCGTTGGAATGGGCGCCAAGGATGAGGACGCCGCGTTTCTGGCCACCCTCGATATCGTCGGCCAGCTCCAGGGGCGCGCCGGTCCCGATATCGACGATCGTGTTTCCGCAAGGAACGCGGAGGGTGCAGTTCTGGGGGATATCCGTGAAGCATTGGCGCCATGCCGCGACGTCATTGGTCGAACCGTCGCACAAGGCGCCCCAGCTGCGGATATCGAATTCGATTTTTCGCCGGGCTTCCCAGTTGGTTCCGTTATGGACCAGCTCGTATTCCCGATCGGCGGTAAACAGGGCATGGAGCTCGCCCGCGCGACGCGGATCGATGACCGTATTTCCCTGCTTGTCGCAGATACCCACGATCCACTGATCCGTGGTGGCCGCCGCAAGCGTCGTCCTCACGGGCCGGCCGGTGGCCGTATTCACCGTCACGCGACCATCCGCGGCACCCGAGGAAATCGAAAGGACGCTGGGGGCCACGATATCCCCCGGCTTCGCGGCCAGTTTCTGATCCCCGGCCACGCCCGTCTGGAGCATGATCTTGATGCCAGCCGCGCCGACGTCGGCCAGGTTGGCGGCCGTGGCCAGTTTCACCTTGAGGGGTGCGCCGGTGTTATCGTTGGCGGAGCAGACGACGTCTCCGATGGCGAACGCGCCCGCGGGTCCGGTGCCGGTTCCGACCAGGGTAACGAGGACGCCCGATCCCGCGACCAGGCCGGGGGCCCACTGGGCGCCGTCCCAGACCAGGCCCTGACCCGTCGTCGGTGCCGTGGACGCGACCGTTCGGCCGGCCAGGATGTTATCTGGACCCGCCGCGCCGGTCGGTCCCGTGGGGCCAGAGGGGCCCGTGGCTCCGTCCGCGCCGGCCGGTCCCGTGGCTCCGTCCGAGCCCCTTGCGCCGGTCGTGCCGGCCGGTCCCGTGCGTCCGGTGGGGCCGATGGGGCCAAACGGGCCGATGAGACCCTGGGGGCCAACGGGGCCGGTAGCTCCCTGAGATCCCGTGTCGCCCTTGTCGCCCTTGGCTCCGGTCGGTCCATGGGGTCCCGTCGGCCCCTGGGGGCCTGTTTCGCCCTGAGGGCCGGTCGGTCCCGCCTCGCCCTGGGGTCCGGTGGGTCCGCCTTCGGGTCCCGTGGGGCCAGACGGGCCGGTAGGTCCTACGTCTCCCGTGTCGCCTTTGACGCCGCGCGGGCCCGTGGGTCCCGTGGGGCCGGCAGGACCGGACGATCCGCGGGGGCCAGCGTGGCCCGAAACAGCCACCGACGTGGTCGGGCCGCGTACGACGATACGATCAGTCACGCGTAACCTCGCGTTTCAGCGCACATTCGCCGTCCACGACGGGCAGGACGATCTCGTGGTCGTCCTCGAATTCCGCCGGGATAAAAAGCTCCAGGTCCCAAACCCCGAGGTAGAAATCCAGGGCCGCCGTGGTTTCCGCCAGGATAAGAATCCGAACGGTCCCCTCTCCCACGTCGATATCGATCCCCTCGTCACCCACGATGGGGGACGTCAGGGAGATAAGGGCCGTTTCCGAGTTCACGCCCTCGCGCACCTGGGCGCGCGCGGAGTACCCCGTAAGGTCGATGGGGTCTCCGTTTTCTGAGGTTAACTCCAGGGTTAGATCAAAGGTCCCGCCCTGGCGAATCGTGATCGGGTAATCGGCCACGATTGAAAAGTAGCCTTTAAGGGTCGGGCACCGTCGTATCCGGAATTACCTTGGAGCCAGGGTCCACCTCGCCCCGGTACGTGACGCTTTCGATCCAACCGCTTTGGGTGTCCTGGGTCCCCTCGACCGTGCCGTAAAACTTCAGGTCCAGCTGGGCCACGGTGATATCTCGACCGTCCACATTGCCGTCCAGGGTCGCGGTCGCCCCCAGCTCCCGGAGGGCGATCTCGTCCCCCCTCAGGCGCGCGCGGGAGGCCTTCCCCTGGATATCGATCCGGAGGGCCTCCAGGCAATCGTACGGATCCCCGGTCCCCGAGGGCAGGGCGGAGCAGAGAACGCTCACCGTGAAGTCTCGGAGGCCATGCGTGCTCTCGATCCGCCGGGGCGCGCTGACGGCCGGGGGGTCGAAATACTGCACGCGGTCCTCGTCCCACCCGACACCCTTCATGGTCGGCACGTTGAGCTTGATCAGGAGACCCTTGTCGGGGTTGATCATGGGCTCCGAGTCGCCGTCCCAGATGGTCGGAACGCCAGTTAGGTCCTCGATAATGCTGAGAATTGCGTCCCAGTTAATGAGCCTCATCCGCCGTCACCCCCGCCAATTTGGTAGGTTATGGAGGAGCGGAGCTGACCCGTATTTATCAGGGGCGTGGACGACCCCTTGAGGGCCACCGTGCGGGGCGCGTTCGGAGGGTCGATGCCAGCCGCGATCCGCTTCTGAATCTCACCCTGGGCCCAGAGGCCAAGGTAATTCATCGCCTGGGCCTCGGAAATCTTGCCTTTCACGATCCAGCCGAGTAGTTCCTTAATCTTCTTGCGTATCTGGGACTCGCTCTGGTCAACCCACGCCCGAATGAAGGACCTTTCAGGGCGGCCGATCCCGAATTCGTTGGCCGTGGCCACCTCGAGAATGGTCTGGGGGTCGGCCAGGGGGTCGCCTTCGTGGATCTGGTCGCCCTCGGCCGCGAAGATACCGACGGTTACCTGGTCATGGTCGGCCTTGGCCAGCTGGGCCCGGAGCTTGCGATAACCCCGGTCCTTGTCCTTGATCGACGATTTACCGTGAGCCACTAGACCACCCGAAAGCCACTGGCTGATTTACGGATGATTGCTTTAAAGTGCCGGCTGTATGTAGTTGTGCCGTCTTTACTGTCGGAGAGACGCGCGTTTACGCCCGCGGGGCTGAGGGCCAGCTTGTGCGCCGCCAGGTACCCCTGGGCCGCGTCGTACTTCGTGCCCAGCACGTTGGCGTCCAGCTCCAGAGCCGCGTCGGCCATGAAAGCCTTTACCATCTCGTCCCCGATCAGCTTGAACTCAGGGAAGCGGGTCCGAAATTGCGTGAGCGTCACGGGAAAGGGCTAGCCCCGAGGCGGCGCGCCTGGCCAGATCCCATGCGTCAAACCACGTATCGGCCTCAACCGTGGGGTGCCCCGGTACCTGTACCCGACACTTACCATCTTTAAATTCAAAGCGAAAACCCAGCGACTGTACGGGCCTCACTCATATCACCCTAGCGAAATGACGCGCTGCGCTTGTCCAATTCTTAGATATCAGCTATCAGATAATGGTCCTACGAAAGGGAGGTTAACGGCCATGAGCCAACTAGAAACCCGCATCCAGGAGATCCTCACCCGCGCCGTGGCTGAAATCGTCAAGGTCTTCCAGGAGACCCCGCCGGCCATGTGGTCGATGGTCCCCCCGGGTCCGGCCCCCGCCGTGGCACGACGCGAGACGATCCAGAGCCGGGTGGCCAAGGCCAACGGAGCCATTTCCCTGGACGTGGCCGTGGCCAGGGTGAAAAAGTTCCTGGAGTCCCACCCGGGGCAGGGTCTGACCGGCATTTCCACGGGGACCGGCCTCGAAAAGGACATGGTGTCCCGGGCTACCTTGGCCCTGCTCCGAACCGGCGAGGCCCGGAGGAAGGGCGAGAAGCGGGGGACGAAGTACGTCCTAATCTGAAGCCGGGCCCCGGTCACCGTTGTGTGGAGGCCGCCCGAGAAACCCCCGACCCTCAGACAGGCTCGGGGGTTTCGTCCATTTACGAGTCGCCGAAGGCGTCCAGAAAACGCTGCTTGGCCTCATCCATCCTGTCTCGGAGGGCGTTGACCTCTCGGGTCAGACTCAGGATCCGGTCGCTCTGGCCATTGATTACAGCCAGGCGTGCGTCCCCTTGAGATGCCCTGCGTAGGAGATCCTCGTACTCATCTATCGGGATAATGACGGTCGCGCCCCGTTTTTTCTTGGTTGCCACGGTCAGGCCCTCAGCTCGAACGGTACAGCCCTCATAAAGATGACGTCGATCCCGTCCCGCTGGCACGTGAGGATCTGCTCCGTCTCCCGGCCGGTGCTGGAGTACCCAAAGCCAAGGGCCTTGACCTTTTCGCGCATGATGACCTTTGCGCCAGCCAGGCTAAGGGCGACGCCCTCTGGGTAGTCGTTACACATGACCACGTACACCGTCACGGGGTTGGGCATGACCTGATAATAGGTACCTGCTACCTGGTGTTTGGCGCCAAGGTGACGATCCGCCCGTCGACGTGCCTATTTCAGCGTCCCTATTTCGGCTCCCCCGCGCGACAGGCGGGTGCCGGGCTTCCCCCAGCGTGGCCTTGGCGATCTGATAATAGGTATCGAGTACTGTCTTTATTTTCCGATTTTTTCTGGGCGATTTTCAAGTAGGCCGATTTATTTTTCAGGTCGCGCGTTAACTGGAGGGCCCCCGCGCGGGCGAGGGGGTGGGGGAGGGCCTACCGCTCGGAAGTCTCGCACCTATGCACACATATTCATACACATACATACTAGACCAACGTTCTTTCTAACCCATGTACTTATCAATGATATCATATACATAGTATAATGCACTATGACATGCCTACATCTAGATATCAGTGTTCAGTAATTGAGACGTACACATGTGCACACATGGTATTACACGGTATTCTTATGGGGTTGGGCTCTAGGGCCAAATGCTGGGCCAACCCCAAAAACCCCAGGGTAAAAGATACCCCTATAGAAGCACGTCTAGCCCACACTGCAGATAACAGGTGAGCCAGCTGGTAACAGAGAGGGCTAGGCTTTACTTGCCACCTTCCCTCGTCAGTCACCAAACCCCTAAGCGCAAGCTTGGGGGTTTTTCTTTTTCAGTAGTTCAGGGATTGGACGTATGTGTCCAAATTCATCCTTTCAAGGGTAACCCCTGCAAAGCAAAAAGCCCCGACCTTGTGGGCCGAGGCTTCTCGATAGGCCATCTGGCCTTGGTTACGCGTGGTAGCCAGTTCCGTCCATGTAGCAGACGCCGATCGGGTAGCGCGAGATAACGCCACCGAAGCGCCCATGGCAGTTCACGAGGTAGCTCATGTTTCGGAGCTGCGGTGCCATTTGCTCGAAGTCCGTGGGGACGAATCCCTGGACGACGCGCGGATCCGGGATGAGACCGACGACTCGGCCAGTTCCGTTGCTCGCCATCGTGCTGAGGCGATTCCAGGGGCGAACCGACTCGATGAGGGGCGATTCGTTGAGGACGTCGAGGACCGACTTGTTCTGGAAGGTCGGGCTGAACAGCGTGGTCGCGAGCGCGATGTGCTGCTGCAGCGGGAGGAGAATGCGAACGGCCTTGCCTTCCGCACCGAGTTCACCGGCCATCGCGAGGCTGATCTTCTTCGCGACCAGCTCCACGTCGGCCTTCATGTCCTCCGGGTCCGCGATAACCTCGCCACCCGAATTGAACCACTGGCCAGCCGGCGAAGCGGTCAAGGTGCTTGCGAGATTGCCGAGGCCCTTGAGGCCCACGCGGCTTTCACCCTCGGCCAGGTACTTATCAAGCTTGCGCTCGAATGCACCGCGGGCCGTGGTCGCCTTTTCCACGTCGATTGAGCCAGGCAGACCCTGGGTC